GCAACCTAAAAAGATTGCTAAGAAAACGGCACAATATAGAAACAAAGGCGGGCTTATGTCTTCTAGCGACGATCTAGTACAAGAAAAAAACGAAGGCGGCTTAGTGTCCGACACTTCTCCTAGAATGGAACGAGCAAGAGAAGCTAAGGAAGAAAGACAGGCATTAGGTGTACCAGAAGACACTACAGTCCAAGACGCAGCTTACTTTGCGGCTTCTTTAGCCCCTGTTACGGGAGAGGCTATTGCTGCAAAAGAGGCACTAGAAAGTTTTGAAAAAGGGGACTACGGCATGGCTACATTGTCTGCCGCCGGAGCCATCCCCTTATTAGGTATGCCCGCACGAGTTGCGGCTAAAGCACTTAAAGCTCCTAAATGGTTTAAGGCATCTGATTCTGTTCCTGACAACATACCGGCTCCTGAAAAAGCACAACTTACTCAAATAAACACTAAGATTTACGATAAAGTAGACTCTTACTTTTCTAAAAATAACACAAAAGGAAAGACACTAGACTACGGTGCAGGGCATGGACATGGGGCTTCTATACTAAAAGCGGACAGCTACGAGCCATTTCCAAAGGATAGATTTGTAGGAGGAAAACCTACATTTTCTTCTAGTGCGGACATACCAAGTGAATCCTACGACAAAATAGTAAACACTTATGTTCTAAACGTAGTTCCTAAAGACGTTAGAGATGGGCTAGTTTCTGAGATGGGTAGAGTACTTAAACCCGGAGGCGAAGCAGTCATAGTCACTAGAGGGACAGATGTATTTGGCTCCAAAGCCCGTCCTGTAAAAGCGGCGCTAGGACCTGAAGACGGTTCTGTAATACTAGCTAAAGGAACCTACCAAAAAGGGTTTACTCCAACTGAATTAAAGGAGTACACTTCCGATATTTTAGGTGAAGGGTTTACTGTAGATATAGTAAATACTTCGGGGACTAGCCCCGGAATTAGATTGACTAAAGCCATAGAAAAACACAAAGGTGGACTTATGTACGGCAACAAACAAAATAAAAAAATGCATGGCGGGGGCCACGCAAAGAAAGACTATTCAAAATACAAAAAGATGAATATGGGCGGTTACACTGGTGGTATGACTCAGGCAATGGGGATGAATCCTATGTTTGATGAAACCGAAGAGATGCCACAAATGAACTGCGGTGGGTACATGGGAGGCGGTATGATGTCCGCTGACGTTATTGTAGGTATCGACCCTGTTAGTGGCAACGAAATCCCGCTAGGCTCAGACGCTGAGAATGTTAGAGACGATATTCCTGCTATGCTTTCTGAAGACGAATACGTCCTTCCGGCTGACGTAGTTAAATGGCATGGTCTAAAGCATATTCAAGAAATGCACGACGAAGCGTCTATGGGTCTAATGTCAATGGCTATGGACGGCCTTGTGGCTACTGGAGAGCCTGCTGTAAAATCTAAAGATGCAGAGAAAGTTAAGCAAGAATACCGTACTGAAAAGGGATCTAGAAAGACTCCTGAAGGTGTGGAAGTAGAGCTAACTGCTTACGAAGTAGAAGATAATGCAGATTTAGAAAAAGAAGACGATTCAAAATACAAGTCTAAAGTAAAAGGCAACATGAAAGAGTATGGTAAGGGTGGTCTTTTAGGCTACGCTGAAGGTGGCCTTGTAGACGACGAAGACCCAGACCCGTATGGTGATTTACTAGACGATGGCTTTGAGTTTGATGCTGACATGATGAATGCTGAGATGCTTGAAGAAGTAGCTGCGGAGCAACGTGCTAGAGACAAAGAGCTAGAGCCATATATGCGAGAAGAAAGTCTCAGTGAAGAAGATGCTGCTGATCTATTTGATGTAGACGAAGACGCGGGCGTTATTGACGTTCCTGATGGCGGTATGGATACTACTCCAGTGTCAGAAGACGAAGAAATCTCAGAAGACAAAGTAAATAAAGTAGCTGCTGCATTACTAAAGCAAGCAAGCTCATACAGTGGTAGTGGCTCAGAAGGTGCAGCATTTATGTCTGGCCTAGGCAACGGTGTTAAGATGGCCGAGCTAGGAAAGAAAGTAGGCGACCAGTTAGCTGACTACGAAACTAAAAGTGGTAACAATCCGTTTGGATTCTTACGAGACGACAAAGGCTTTTTCCGAAAAAGGGGTTAAGCTAACAGATCGACGGTAAGGGCTACCCGCGATAGCAACACCATTGTGGCCCCCAATAGGTAAAATCAACATGGCTAAATATCAAGGAGCATACCGCTCTGAAAAAGAACAACCGGAGCAAGTTAACGTAGCGGAACGACAAGAACCCGCAGCTACTTCGGTTGAGGAAGAAACATTTAAAAAACGCTACTCAGATTTACGACGGCACTCACAGGCAAAAACAGATGCTGCCGAGGCCGAAGCTAAAAAGCTGAAAGCTCAACTAGATGCTGCGACTAAGAAACAAATTAAGTTTCCTAAAACAGACAAAGAGATTAGCGAATGGGTAACAAAATACCCAGACGTAGCAGGAATAATCGACACCATAGCACAACGCAGAGCGTTAGAGGCTACGGGTCAAGTAGAAAAGAAAATGGATAGTCTTCGTAAATTAGAGACTAAGATCCATAAAGACAAAGCAGAAACGCATCTAAAGGCTATGCACCCTGACTTCGATAAGATTAGACAGGATAAAAAATTCCACGTTTGGGCAGAACGACAGCCTAAATGGGTACAAGAAGCCTTATATGCAAATGACACTGATGCACTAGCCGCAGCTAGAGCTATTGATTTATACAAAGCTGATTTAGAAAAGTCAATGGCCGCAGCCAAGAAACGAAATAAAGGCAACAGTGCCGCAGAGTCAGTAACAAGAACTTCAAGTGCTTCACCTAGATCTTCCACTAATAATGGAAGCTGGAGTGAATCAAAAGTACAATCGCTTACATCTCAGCAGTTTGATGAGTATGAAGCGGAGATCGAGAAAGCCATTCGCTCTGGCTCTTTCGATTACGATCTTTCTGGTGGAGCTAGATAGTAGCATCACCGGATTATCGCACAGACTAGGACCGCATCTGATAAAGCCTACTCCTTGGTCTGTGTTTACCAAAAGTTAAACGGCGTTAGTCACCTTTAGCTAGTGGCCCCTTCACAGGACACCCACAGAACTGAAGCCCTTTCGTATGTTACCTTTTGCGTTTATCAATGCCCCAACTATATTTCTATTAAGGAGAAATCATCATGGCATTTAATAAAGCAACGGGCCACGGAAATCTACCTAACGGTAACTTCTCGCCTGTCATTTATTCTCAGAAAGTCCAAAAGGCTTTCCGCAAGTCTTCTGTTGTTGAAGACATTACTAACACTGATTACATGGGTGAAATTGCTAACTTTGGCGACTCAGTTAAAATTATCAAAGAACCTGAAATTTCAGTAAGCTCTTACGCTCGCGGCACTCAGATCCAAACTCAGGATCTAGACGACAGCGAGTTTTCATTAAACATCGACCAAGCTAACTACTTTAGCTTCAAGATGGATGACATCGAAAACGCTCACTCACACGTTAACTTCATGGATATGGCAACTGATCGTGCTGGTTACAAATTGCGTGACACTTTCGATTCAGAAGTATTAGGTTACGCTTCTGGTTACGCTAAAGGTGCAGACGGCGTTTGGGCAGTTAACACTGCTACTAACGGTGTTGCAGCTAGTTCTACTGCGGGTACGGATGAGTTATTGGCTGCTAACAAGCTAGAAGAAGCTACTTTTGGTGGTTCTACTGGTGCAGGTACGGCAATCAAGTTGTCTAACGGTACAGACACTGCGGGTTTCGCTTCTCCATTAGAAGTTTTGAACCGTATGGCTCGTATTATGGATGTTAACAATATCGACACTGAAGATCGTTGGTTTGTTGCTGATCCTGTGTTCTTCGAGCGTTTAATGGACGAAGGTTCTAAGTTTGTAAGTGCAGACTTTAACTTGTCTATGGACGGCGACGGCATTATTGCTAACGGTCGAATCGGTAACGGTTTAATTCGTGGCTTTAAAATCTACAAGTCTAATAACTTACCTTTCTTGGGTACTGGTCCCGGCACTGAGAGTGACACTGCTAGTTCCTCTAACTTTGGTGTTGTTGTTGCTGGTCATCAATCTGCTATTGCTTCTGCACAGCAAATTGACAAGACTGAAACTTATCGTGACCCTGACAGCTTCGCTGACATCGTTCGTGGTATGCAATTGTACGGTCGCAAGATTCTTCGTCCAGAAGCTCTTGTTACTGCTCGATACCAACTTGCTGCGTCTGCATAAGGAGAATAACTAATGGCTACTTTTGACCAAGCTACAAATATCAACGCAGGCACTCAGCCTGTCCAAACTGGCCGAGGTGTGTACTTCTTAGAAGCAACCATCGACATGGCCGTTGTTAAAGCGCAGAAAACCAGCGCCTTAGTTGCTGGCGACATCATTCAGTGCATCGACGTTCCTGCTAACACTATGATTATCGGTGGTGGTATTGAAGTCGTAACTGCGTTTGACGCAAGCGCTGACGGTACTACTTGGAACTTAGGTGTTACTGGTAGTGGCGGTATCGTTACTTCTATCTGTAATGTTGTAGATCCAGAAGATGCTGCTGCGGGTTCTTACTTCGGTACAGGAACTGCTGGCGCTTCAGGTACTTTCATTACTGCGGCCAACGACACTGTTGACCTAGAAATGCAAGCAGTAACTACTGCGCCTTCAACTGGTGTACTACGAATCTTTATCGTATGTATCCCAGTGGATGCTAAATTAGCACCCGGCGTTGCAGCTATCGGATCGTAAGATAGTGTGACTTAGATTGTGGGCTGGTTCGCTGGCCCACTTTCTTTTACTTTTAATAGAGTGTAATTATGTCTTTAACATATATGGACCTTTGCAATAAGGTACTTCGACGCATCAATGAGGTTGAGTTTTCTCAGACTGATTTTGATAGCGCCACCGGATTACACGCAGCTACTAAAGATGCTGTGTTACACGCTATTGCAAAAATAAATTCAGCGGAGTTTGAATGGCCGTTTAACGCCACTACATATACTCAAACTTTGCAAGCAGGAGTAGAGTCTTATCAGTTTCCTAGTGACTTAAAAACTGTAGACTTTAATTCTTTTCAAATTCAACGTGACGTAAACTCTGTAGTCATCACTAAGATAGACGCAGATACATTCACTTACCCTTTGCCTATTACTAATTTAGGGAACTCAGTGAACTCAGCTACGACAGAGACGTACACAGCTAGTACTGGAGACGCTACAGTAGGTGCTATTAATAATACTTCTAGCACAGCTAACGTAGGAGCTATTATAGATATAGCTTCTGCTAGCTTATCTAGTAATGTAGTTACGGTAAACACTTCCTCTGCTCATGGTCTAAACACAAACGACACCGTAGGTATATCTAGCCTTGGGTTTGATGTTACTGACCCTAATAGCGTTAAAGTTGAAAATTTTAGAACACTAAAGAAAATAGAAAGAGACGAATACTTTAATCATGGCAGAGATGCAGATGCTAACTCTCTGGCCGCCGGTAGGGGTATGCCCGACCATATATTCATGGATCATGGAGTAGGTTCTGGTTTATCTCAGGATTTGTATTTTGGTATAACTCCTTCGCCAGACAAAGCGTATAAAGTTAAATTTAATTACTTTGCTGTGCCTTTTAAACTTAGTGCATACAACGATATAACTAAGATTCCAGATAACTTCGAGCACGTTATAGTAGATGGTGCAGTACACTTTATGTTTACTTTTAAAGAGAACATGGATGCTGGACAGCTAGCATTGATGAGTTTCCAGCAAGGCATCAAAGAGATGCAGAGCCAACTAATAAATTCATACGAAAGAATTACTGACCGTCGTGTAGCATTTGGTGGCGGCAAGATTGGTATCCAAGTAGCTGACAGGGTGTAAGTATAGTGCCAGATCAAACGCAACAACAAACTGTTATATGCCAAGGGGGCTTAGACAACTCAGAAAATCATCTAGCTCTTTCAGATGGTAAAGAGGGTGTGGCTGCTCGCTTGGTAAACTACGAAGTAGGTGAGTTTGGTGGCTACCGTAGAATAGAAGGGTTTAGCTATCTTAACCCCACAGGTAACAACAACACCGCAGAGGATAACTCTACTGTCCCCGGAACAGGGTCTATCTTAGGTGTTTTTGTATATCGTGACTTGTATGATTTAGCGGATGATGTTATTGCTATTAGACAGGTTTCAGGGCAAAGCTACTATTCTATTTACAAAATGCGAGCCGGTAACACATGGCTTAATATATCTGACGGCGGCAAGCTAAACAATCAATCTAGTCAAAACTATAGGCCAACTGCTACTGGTGTAAATAGAGTACATATAACTAAGTTTAACGATGATGAAGGTAACAAAATATGTATAACTGACGGGGTAAACCCTGCGGTTATCTATTGGAATACTACAGGTGGACATAACTTTCAGCAGATCGTATCTACTGGTAATACAAGCTCAACAGATGCTAATGCGGGAGCACCACAGGGCAGTAGCGGATCTAACGACGGTTACGGGGGCGACCAAGCCATAAACAAACCTAAATGCTCTGCTTTCTACAAGACTAGCTTATATCTAGGTGGTGACGGTTCTAACGACCAACCTGCTAGTGTAGTGGCTTATAGTGCGGCTTCGGACATCTACGACTTCTCTGCTAGCGGAGGAGCGGCTCAAATACCCGTAGATGTAGACGTAGTTAACATGATGCCTTTCCGAGATGACTTATATATATTTGGTCGTACAGGCATAAAAAGAATAAAGCAAAGTGGCACAGATATTATTGCCGAGAACGTCACTAGAAACTTAGGGTGTGTAGCTCCTGACAGTGTAGTAGAGATAGGCGGCGACCTTATATTCTTAGCGCAAGATGGATTCCGTCCTGTAGCAGGTACAGCTAGAATAGGCGATATAGAATTAGAAACTTTATCTAAGTCTATACAAAGTGACCTTATACATTTATCTAGCACTTACGATTTAGACAGGATGGTATCTGTAGTTATCCCATCTAAGGCACAAGTACGCTACTTCCTAAACGCAGCTACTCCTACTGATATTTCTGTAGCAGATGCTCCCGGATTTATTGGTGGACTTCGTACTGAAGATAACACGACGGGATGGGAGTGGGGCCGCATACAAGGTATACAGGCTAACTGTACAGATTCAGGTTACATAGGAAATATAGAGTACATAGTACATGGCGACCACGCAGGTAAAATATACCAGCAAGAAATAGGCAGCGACTTCAACGGCGCAGATATTACTGCTATTTACGAAACGCCTTACATTGACATGGGCGACCCTCTAGTACGAAAGACTATACGAAAAGTAGATGCTTTCATTAGAGCGGAAGGCACTATGACTATGGGCTTAACTCTAGACTTTGATTACGGGGACCCTGATCTATTTAGGCCTGCGGATCTATCTTCAATAACTGAAGGTGCTATATCAGAGTTCGGTAGGGCAGGCGTTACTTACGTAGATGATGCCGACGACGCTTCTATATTTTTATACGGTGGACAGACTAAACCCGTTTTATCTTATCAAATATCTGGCTCTGGGCATTCCGTTCAGTTTAGATTTATAAGTACAGGTACGTTTGCCCCTTACTCAATCCAAGGGTTGATACTTAAATTCACGACTTCAGGAAAACAATAATATGGCAGGTTACACACGACAATCAGCTTCCAGTATTGCGAATGGCGTAGCTATATCTGCCGTTCCTTTAAACAACGAGTTCAACGCTCTGCTTGCGGCATTTGATGCCTCTTCTGGTCATCAGCATGACGGTACTACAGGAGATGCCCCTAAGATTGCGTTAGCTACTTCTGTATCTGGTCTACTTCCGCTAGCTAATGGGGGTGTTGCAGGCCTTAACAATGTGACCACATCTAATCCCGGTGTTAATAACGACACAGACGAGAGCTACAATATAGGTAGTTTTTGGGGAAATTCTAATACAGATAGAGGTTACTTGTGTTATGATGCTAGTGATGGCGCGGCAGTATGGAAAGAATTAGTACATATCAACGCCGCAGGCAATGCAATAGACCCCGGAGCAGATAACACTGTAGACTTGGGTACTAGCTCTAATCAATTTAAAGACCTACACATTAACGGTACAGCTAATATAGATGCTCTTGCAGCAGATGCAGCTACTGTTACAGGCATTATCACTGGTTCTGGTGGTATAACTTCTTTTATAAACATCCAAGCGTCGGCTTCTAGCACTGTTTCTGCGAGTACTTTTGCAGGCTACGCTAACAAACGAGTAATCTTAACAGGCAGTACTGCTGCTACTTACGTTCTTCCTGATGCCGTTGTCGGTGATGTAGGCAAGACATGGGTTATCTGTAACGCTAGTAGTGCTGCTATAACCTTAGATGTAGACACTAACAGCCAGACTGTAACTAAACTTGTAGGTAGCGCGGCTGCTACCACTTCTGATATAACTATTGCCTCTGGTGGTGTTGTAGATTTAGTTTGTACGGCAGCAGATAATTATATCCTATACGGTAGTGGTATTGCGTAATGGGAGCGAGTGCGACTGCTTCTGTCGCGGATGTTATAGATAGCTTTAAGTTTACTGCGGGAGACGCTGGTTTTTCTAATTACGCAGGTGTGCATTACGGTATAGGTACATCCATAACTTCACCAGACGTTACTTTAGGTAAGTTTATAGGTAGCGACCCCGGAAACCAAGGAAAGATAGTCCAGTGTATGTCTAGCACTTCTGGGTTATTTATTTTACGCATAGAAAGCGATCATTTTGCTACTGGTAGAGATATAGCACTAGGCAACCCCAGCCATACGTTTGACTACATGGTAGTTAAAGACTCAGCAGGGGTAGAGATAGCCGAGCTAGAAATGCTAGCGTGTTTAGAAAACAACTCTGCAAGTTCCAATGGTCTCGACTCTAGGCTTTTCTTTTGGGTCAATAATAGTTGGCTAGGCGGAGGAAATAACGCCCGCCCTTATTCCGTTACGGTTACTGTTGTGGACGCAGATACATTTACTGTTCCCTTAACTTTAACTAGAAAGAATAGAGTAGTTCCTTCTGGTGCTAGTGAAACTTTTACAGGCTCTACGGGCAAAGTACACAAGTCTACCGACTCTTTAGGTACGTCCGCAGGCACTAGCATAGGTAGCTCAAGTTTATCGTCTAATGTACTTACAATAAACACTAGCAGTGCACATGAGTTAACTACCGGAGACACAGTGGATTTATCTCAAATAGGACACTCTAGTTTTGATCCTAACACAATAGAGCAGATTAATTTAACCGGAGGCTACGGCGGTAGCGCTATGATGGTAGATGGTCAAGATTACACTGTTGAGTTAAGGAATAGATTATGAGTCATTTGTGTGTGGGGCTGTCGTCTTTACCCGATGACGATACCCTTTTTAGATTATTTGAAGATAGCGAAGCTAAGATACGAGAAGGTACACTCCCTCAACAGGCATTGGTAGGTACTACCCAACACGAATTGTTTTGTACTATACGAAGTGAGATTAGTAAGCACATAACTTCTGGGCAAGCTATAGCCTACCTAAAAGATGGTTATCTATGTTGGATAGGTTGGGGAAGTATACGGCCATTTAGGAATGTTAAGGCTACTGCATACAATCAAAAGGGTTTTCTCGCAGGGCAAGACTCTGGCGGTAGTAGAGCATATTTATATGGTGCAGATTTCTGGGATGCCCTAAAGGAGTTCCACGATCTTAACTACGGAGTCAAGTATAAAGCAGTAGGTAGTTATCTTATAAAAGACTCCAGTGCTGCTTTGTTTGAAAAAGAAGTAGGCACACCAAACCTCTACAATAAAGACACATATTTAATGCGTAGAGTTGCAGAGTACAAAGAAAAGAATCCCCTCGAAGGCATACAGAACGCCCCAGAGGACATATACCTAGGCCAAGCCGAGTGGTTTGAATATAGAGTAGCAGATATGAGGTTGGCTTAATATGGCTTTTAGAGAGTTAGAAAACGTAGGTATACAGCCTAATTTTTCTAGGGTGACGCAGGGTGTAGGTGCGGTACAAGCCGTAATAGATAGCACTAACTACGCTTACTTGTGGGGTAGCCTTGATAACACTAACTTTGCACTCATAGATTCTTTTGAGGCAAACACACTAAAGATAATTGTGATGCCTCCGTTCATTAAAGCTAGTGGTAGCTCTACTGACCACACCACTGCTTTAGGTGGAACTACTAAAGTTCTTCTAGACGGAGATAGGAAACCTTAGCGTGATGAGATTACTTTTTGGAATAGTGTTGTTGTTGGTATATTTACCAACACTAGCACAAGAGCAGCAAGATGCTAATGTAGGAGATTTCGGTTCTAATAACCAACAGTCCGCAGAGACTATAGATAACCGAACTACTACTACAGTTACACAAGAAGGGACTCCGGTCCAAACAGCAGTAGCTCCTAGCGGGGCTTCTTATAATCAAGACGTATGTACTTTTAGTGGGAGTGCTGGGGTACAGACACAAGTATTTGGGTTAGCTATAGGCAAGCCGTTTAAAGATGAGACTTGTGAACGCCTTAAACTATCGAAGCAGCTACAGGCATTAGGCCTAAAAGTTGCCGCAGTAAGTGTTATGTGCCAAGACCATAGAGTTTGGTGGGCATTATATGAATCGGGAACACCATGTCCCACAAATCAAGGATTAATATCAGATGACGCATACTCGTTCTACCGTAACCGCCCTGACACTGTGCCTGATAAGCCTGTGGTCTACAAGCGCAAAGTCGCAAACAGACCTACAGGGCCACACAGCCGTCATAGATAGCCTCATAGGTCCAGAGGCAAACAATTTTATTTCGCAGATGGCAGCGAATATGGAAACGGGAAGTACTTTAATAGTACACCCAGATACAGGCCAACAGTATCACGTTACTCAAGGCCAATTAGACGCATTTAACCTAGCGTACTCAAAGGCTTTGTCTGAGTCTACACAAGAGCACCTTACTGGTCTATTGCTACAAGATAAGATACTAGAGCAGCAAGTTGAATTTGACGACCAGAAAGAGGCAATGATAGAAGAGGCACAGGTTATGGCAACTGTTACCGCTATTGCTGCTGAAATAGAGGCTGCCGATGAGTCAACTAAGATCGGTATGGAAAAGTATGCTACTGATAACGATCTGAGAGAGATTAAGCAAGATACTCGTGATAAGTACGCTGCAAGTATAGAAGGTATGGTAGTAGCTAGTCGTACTAAGAATATGTTAGAGCAGTACGAAGGTACTATTATAGAGTCTACTACTTTTGTTACTCAAATGACGGGTACAGTACAGGCTTTCTACGACCAAGCTGGAGTTAGTATAGACGGTATGTTTTTAAATCAACTTAACCTAGCTTGGAGTGGCGTACTTGTAGGAGTAGAAGATGAGTTTTGGACAGACAATGTACATACAGAGATGGGATTTTTTCCTGACCCTGTAGCCCCAGTATACGAGGTAATACCACAATGAATGCAGAGCAAATAGGAACGTGGATCGGCATAGCTTCCGCTCTAGGTGGAGTGGCTATGTCTTTTGCCACAATGGAAGAAAAGATTTCTCAGCTAGAAGGTTCTATGTCTGAGATCTACAATGTAGAAGAGATCCGTACTATGGAGAAGCGACTGACTACGTTAGAAGTTACTCAGTCTAATAGTGACGTAGGTCGTATTTCTTCAACTATAGCAACCTTGGAAGGAGAAATTAAAAATGTTAACCAAACTATTGAGCGACTTGAAGGCACTGTTAGTGGGCTTCAAAACCAAGATACAAGCGAAATACAAAGCGGCGTTAGTGTTAATCAAAGCCGAATATCATCTTTGCAAAGCACGATTGAAAGGCTTGAAGGGCAAATTACGCGCCTTAGTTCGAGACTAAACTCACTAAAAAACAATAGTAATCCACTGGGGTAAGTTATGCCTAAGAAAAAAGACCCACGTTTAGCTAGGGCAGGGGTATCAGGCTTTAATAAACCTAAGCGTACCCCAGATCACCCTAAGAAGTCCCACGTTGTTGTGGCTAAAGAAGGGGACAAGATTAAGACTATTCGCTACGGCGAGCAAGGTGCAAAGACAGCAGGTAAACCTAAGAAGGGCGAGTCTGCTGCTACAAAAGCCAAGCGTAAGTCTTTTAAAGCACGACATGGCAAAAATATAGCTAAAGGCAAGATGTCTGCGGCGTATTGGGCCGATAAGAGTAAATGGTAAATATATGAATTTTAGTGCAATTAAAAATGTAATAGGGGCTATTGCTCCTACTCTAGGGACTGCTTTAGGTGGTCCATTAGGCGGTACTGCGGCTCAAGCTATCAGTGCTGTATTGGGCTGTAAGTCCGACCCTAAGTCTATTGAAACTGCTATGCAGTCTGCTACCCCTGAACAGCTAGTAGAAATTAAAAAGGCTGAACTAGACTTTGAGACTAAGCTAGCAGAACTAGAAGTAGACATTTTTGCTTTAGAAGCTAAAGACGTACAGGATGCACGAAAGGCTCACAAAGGGGATTGGACTCCTCGCATTGTAGCTTTAGTATCTTTACTCGGCTTTGTAGGCTACATATTCATGGTAACTATCCAGCCGCCTGACGCTAACTCTGACACTATCGTTAGTTTAGTTTTAGGTTACTTAGGAGGTGTAGTTAGTTCTATTACTTCTTTTTACTTCGGTGCGAGTCACAAACCAGATGATAAATAAACAAAGATTAGTAGAGCAGCTAAAGATACACGAAGGCGTAAAGCTAAAGCCGTATCACTGCACTGCGGATAAATTAACAATTGGTGTAGGCAGGAATCTAGACGACGTAGGTATATCTGAAGAAGAGGCATCCTACCTTTTAGAAAATGATATTAAGAAATGCCAAGAGCAGTGTACCGCTCAGTTCCCTTGGTTTGCAGGACTAACTCCCCTACGACAAGAGGCCATTATAAACTTAGTGTTTAACATGGGTATTTCTAAATTCAAACAGTTTAAGAAAACAATTGCTTATATACAAGACGGTCAATTCGACCAAGCCGGTGCTGAGTTACTGGATTCTAATTACGCCCGACAAGTGGGCCAAAGATCAACAGACGTAGCTAATCAGTTAGCTCAGGAGAAATAGAAATGGCAGTAACTTGGAGTTATCCACAAAGTAGTGTAAGAGGTCCCGGCGGTTCGGAGAGAACCACTTCGGCCCCTATGACAGGTACATGGACTTCTGACACCAGAACAACTGAAGCGGGAACCCCATACACTATTCCGGGGTTCACTAGAAGCAAAACTATAAAGTACATCAAGCCATACGCCAAAATGGGTGCACCGTACTATTACCCGGACCATACGCAAGCCGCACAAGGTAGGGCAGATTTAACTGCGGAGTATGAACAATACGCCCTAAGTTTCGCGCAACAAGCCGAACAAGGGGACCTCGGAACCGCAGTCGCTAATGCCGCTCAGGCAACTATAGAAAATCAAGACTTCCTAGCCGGACAAACTCAAGAGTTCATAGACCAAGAAACAATTAGCCCAAACGAAACTAACCAGTTCTTTGAAGATATAGCTGCCGCGTACAATCCCGGTGAGAATCGTGGAGATTTCTACGATAGAAGTGTGGCAGATCAGCAGACCTCTTTGGATTATTATCAATCGCAGACAGGCTTCGAGGCAGGTAATCTAGACGCTACTGTACAAGGCCAAGTGCAAATTAGAGACGACATTTTAAATCAAACTGTCTCCCTAGCATCACAAGATGTAGCTAACGCATTGACTCTTTTAGGGGCTATGGGAATAGACACTTCTACTATGGAAGCGGTGACTAATCCGGACGGTACTATTAGCTACACTACTCCAGAAGGACAGGATCTAAGCTCAGTTATCTCTGCCCTAGGTACATCTTTAGGGACAAAAATAGACGAAGCTGGTGCAGCCAACCTAGCAGCATTAGGTTACGGTGGAGAAGGTCAAGACGATCTATTCACAGACATAGGTAGAATCCAAACTACACTAGGCTCAGGCTTAGATATGAGTGCAGTTACTGGTGCAGTTAGTAAAGGCTTTACGGATCAACAGTCCTACCTTTCCGGTCAGTTCGGGGACATTGCAGGTGATATTTCTGGAGTAGGCGGACAGGTAACTGACGTACAAGCTACTGTAGACGCGGTAGAGACTGCGGTGGGTGCGCTAGATACCCGTCAGCTAGACATGGTTACTAAACTAGATAACTTAGGTGTAGATACTGACGCAATTATCGCCGCAGTAGACGCAGTACAAACTACGGTAGACCCTCTAGGTGCTAGGGTTACAGACTTAGCGCAAGACACTGCTCGAGGTATCTCAGGCTTAGGTGGCGACGTTTCGGATCTTTTCGGCGGCCAAGACACCACTTCACAAGTAGTCGATGCAGTATCTACTCGACTGTCTTCGGATTTAGGCGTAGGAGACTCTAGCTTGTCTTCTATTGCATCTAGTATAGCTACTGTAGGCGAAGCTCAGACAGACGACCAGAAAGTATTGGTAGACCAGATTGGTCGAATACAGACTGGCGTTACCAATATGGATAACGCAATAAAAACTAACATCGACGACGAGTTTAAAAACTTAATGACGGTGTTTGATTCAAATGGTCAGTTAATTACTGATTTTACTAACGCTGCCGGAGAAGAAGTAAAGGCTCAGTTAAACGATGACGGTACTTTAGTAGTATCTACTTTAACTCAATTAGGGACGGACGTAGGTAACATAGATCTTTCTAGTTTAGATACTATGAAAACCTCTATTGACGCTGCTGCCAGTTCCTTTGATACTGCCGAAAGTGCGTTAGGCTCTTTTACTTCTTTTGAGACTAAAAGTGCCAATGACCGAAAAGCCGTACTGGATGCTATTAAGGCAGATAGTACTGCGTTAGATACTTTAATTAGCACTGGTATACCTCAAACTATTAGCACAGGTTTAGCGGACTATAAGTTAGAAGTTGGAGCTAACGATGAGCTTTTAATTAGTAACCTAGCTGAAGCAGTAGGATTCGACCAAAGTGATGTGGCTTCTGCAACTGCTGCTGCTGTAGGATTTAACCAAAGCAATTTAGTAAGCGCCTTAGACACTGCGGTTGCATACGACAGTGCGGCCTTAGTAAGTGCCATTGGCTTTGACCCAACTCAACTTACTTCCGACATTGCTTCTTCGGTAGGGTACAGCCCTAATGCTCTATTAGACAAGATTGAACTACTCCAACCTGAAGTATTAACTACTCAAGATTTAAGTAACCTTAGTACGCTGACTGTAGGCGACTTACCTACAGCAGGCTCTATTGCGGAGGCAGTTAGCTACGATCCGGTAGACTTACTGGCTAAAATAGCCTCTGGTCGTCCAGAAACTTTAACTACAGATGACCTAACGGCACTAAGTACATTAACTGTAGAGGACTTGCCTGTAGCTCCTACTACCACAGAAATTGCAGGTGCAGTGAAGTTTGATCTCAATAAACTAGAAACTAACTTAGCTAATGGCGCTTTAGATGTCGATGACCTATCTGCGTTAAGCACCTTAACTGTAGACGATTTACCTACTGCGGGAGAAATTGCAGGGCAGGTAGACTACGACCCAGAAGATCTCCTAGCTAAAATTAAATTAGGTCAACCAGAAGTATTAACTCAAGAAGACCTGTCTGTACTTAGCACATTAACTGTAGAGGACTTACCTATAGCCCCTACTGCTGCTGAAGTTGCCACCGCAGTTGATTACAATCCTACTGAGTTAACTAGCGACTTTACCACTGCTATCACAGACAGCCAAGAGGCACTATCGGAGTTACAAGCAGGACAGACTACTACTATAAAGGGTGCGATTGGTACTTACCAAGCTGCGGTAGACGACGAGGGTACTCTTTTAGTATCTGCGTTTAACAATCTAGATGGCTCTATTATCGCCTTAGATACAGAAGTAGGTAACATAGATGTTAGCAGCTTAGATACTATCCTAAGTGGCGTACAAGCTATCCCAACTACTGCCCTATCGGCTCAACAAGTAACTGACGCTGTAGGGTACAACGCACAGGATCTGTTAGATTCTATCGCCGAAGATGCTTTAACTGACGCAGATTTAGTTAACCTAAGTACTCTTACCTTAGATGATATTCCGGCAGCAGGGGAAATTGCCGGAGCAGTTAACTACGATCCTGACGCTTTGATGACTCGTATTAAAGCCGGTAAAGCCGACGACCTTACCGCAGAGGATCTAACTGCGTTAAGCACTTTAACTACAGACGATTTATCTGATTTAGCGACTCAGGATCTACTAGGTAAAACTTTTGCGACTGCTACCCAAGCTAACGCTTCAGTACAAACATCGCTAGGCCCTATAAGCGGAATCAGCACTAACATAGATAATCTACTATCCGCTGCGGACGCTGATGCTACTGCAAACAGCTTGCGGGATAATGCTATTGCAGATTCTCGCCAAGATGTATTGACCGCGTTGAGCCAAGATGAAGGGGCTATGCGGGCTTTGTTTAGCCAACAGACTGTGGACATACAAGGTGAGCTAGGGGACTACAATGTACGCATAGACAGCGAAACAGGGAGCATAGTAGCCAGCCAACTAAGCACACAGACCAGTGATATGTCTGGGCTTATAGACACCGCTACGGGCACTTTACTTGAAGATTCTGCTACTGGCCTCACTGCGTTAGAGCAGGACATTCTAGATAGCAAAAACGATCTATACACTACGCTTAACACTTCCTTCACTAACGAAGGCGAATTAATCACTAATGCAATAAACGCTAACGGTGACGATATAACAAGAGTATTAGACGATCAAGGTACTCTTACGGAGACCATAACAGACGTAAATGGCATAGTTCAGGATACCGTAGTAACTAACCTCAGCAGTATAATGGACGACACTGGTAGAATTAACACTACTGCGCTTGAGATTGCCGCTGATACAAACGCTGAAAGCATATTTAGTACAATGAAAGAAGTATTCGACGATCAAGGCCTACTGAAGACCGAAGAGTACGATAGGTTTAACAACTTAATTGTTCGGGAGTTTGACGAAAATAACGATATACTAGAGCGGTACTACAACGCAGACGGTACTTTATCTAGTGAAAGGATACTTGGACTAGAAGAGCTACTGTCTTCTCTTTTCCCAGCCGCTCCTTTGGCAGAAGCTGGGGAACTGACCGGCGCTGACAGAAGATTCCTACAAGGATTTAGAACGCAAGGCTTGATGTCAGGCGTATAAGGATATATAATTGATGGCCTCTCCCGACCGCCTAGACAGAATAGAATCAAAACTTGACCGCCTTTCCGAGGTGGTCATTCAACTAGCCCGCATTGAAGAACGTATGGACACCGTATTTCGTCGTATGAGTAACTACGAGAAAAACAGTCTAAACGATCAATCTCGTATTCGCAATCTAGAATCTGAAGTACAAGACAATAAGGCAAAAGCTGTTTTTGGCGAGAGGATTTTCTGGTTGGTAGTAACCGCCAGCATCAGTACTCTCTTTTATTTTCTAAGGTAAAAACTATGAATATCCCAAACTCAGTATCCCCAGAAGGCATTGCCCTAATTAAACGCTTTGAAGGTTGCCATAAAGTCAACCCAGATGGCAGCTATCGTTCGTATCGCTGTTTATCAGGTAAGTGGACTATAGGATTCGGGCATACTCAGGCAGTTCGCTCTGGTATGTCTGCTAGTCGAGAAGTGTGTGAAACCTATCTAGAAGAGGATATGCGTAAAGTATGTGCTCAGATTAAGCAGATAGTAAGTGTACCGTTAAGCCAACCTCAGTTAGATGCTCTAGCATCCTTTGTGTTTAACGTAGGGTTAGCTGAGTTTAAGAAGTCTGTACTACTCAAAAAACTTAATCTAGGGCAGTACTATTCAGTACCGTCTGAAATGACTAAGTGGAACAAAGCTAAAGTAGATGGTGTCGTAACTGAACTATCAGGATTAACTCGCAGAAGGGCAGCAGAAAGCTCTCTGTGGGCTTTAGAAGGGGACCTAGGGGAGTTGGAGCCAGTAATGCCTCAACGCCCTCAGATAGCTCCTTTGGCATCTCTAAGCCGCTCCAAGACTATTTGGGGTGCATCCTTCGCAGCAGCCGGTGTGTTGTGTGCAGAAGTAATTGAACGAATACACTCATTGGCATCTTACTCAAGTGCTGTTGGTTATGTGTGCGTAGCAGTAGCCTTGTGTGGATTAGGCACAGTAGCGTACTCAAGAGTAAAAGACCATAAAGAAGGAATACATTAAAGGTGAATAATAATAATGGCTAATACCGTAGAATCAAGAACAAGTGGCCTCCCTGCGGCCTCCACTAACTTTAACGACTTAGTAGGGGCATCTAACACTACTGCTAGTACTGCTCTAGGGGGTTTAGGTGCGCTTAGTAGTGACGCTAAACAAAGCGAAAACCCTAACCTGAGAAATACAGCAGCAGAGTTTAGGCAGCTAGAAACCATAGGCGGGCTTACTGCGGATCAAACTGCGGCAGGGTTAGTTACTGGTGCTGTAGATATTATACGAGACGACCAACGTCTAGCAGGCAACATCCCGACTATAACTGGCGGACAGATTCAATCAGGTCTACTAGACTCAACCGACCCTAGATACTCTTTAGACCCTACTGCGGGAGCTATAGACATTGCGGTTGCTCCTGCGGCAGAAACTATACAAACTCAAGACTCTAGAACTGGGACAGAAGGGCAGTATGACGTTGCTTCTTCTGTAGATGCGGTAGAAGACGTTTTAGCTGTAGGTGCGGAAGGTACTCTCAGTGAAGACACCGTTATTGACGAAGCTGCCCAAATAGATATAAGTGCTACTGCTAGAGGGGAGACTGAGTTAGGGGACGCATTAGACGACCATGTAAGTTACGACATTGCTAATGTAATAGACACCAGTACTGTAGCAGGTAAGCTACTAGCAGACGAGCTGGGCGAAGGTAACTACATAGATTCTAAAGCCACTATTAAAGGGCAGTTAGATATACTAGCTAAAGACTTCACTGACTCTAACGGTAATCCTGTCATCCCTACATGGGCAGCTAGCAGTTATCGCGGTGTTAATCGTATGATGGCATTCAAAGGTGTATCTGGTACTGCGGCTATGGCTGCTGTGTCTGCTGCACTAATGGAATCTTCATTAGATATAGCTAAAGGGGACTCTAAGTTTTTCGAGACTATTACCTTACGAAATCTAGATAATGCCCAACAGACTACTATAAATAGAGCTAACGTGCTGTCTAAATTGGAGATAGCTAACTTAGATAACCGACAGGAAGCCTTAGTAACTAACGCCAAATCCTTCTTGGCTTTAGATTTAAAGAATCTAGACAATGACCAGCAAGCAGAGTTAGTGAATGCAGAAATGCGCTCTCAGGCAATCTTTGACGAAACTAATGCGGTAAACATCCAACGCAAGTTTGAAGCCCAGACTGAAGTTGAGCTAATGCAAACATACGACACTTTGAAAGTAGAAGTGGATCAGTTTAACGCTAACCAAAGGCAGGCCCACGCTGAGTTTGTTACTAATACAGACCTAGCTGAATCTAAATTTAATGCCGACCTAGCTAACCAACGAGAGCAGTTTGAAATAAAAAACCAGCTTTTGATAGATGATACTAATGCTAAATGGCGACAAGATATTACTTTAACCAATACAGAAATGGCGTTTACCGCAGCAGCTACTGACATTAAAAACTCTCTAGCTATCTCGGTAGAAGGTTTGAACCGTCTCTGGGACCAAGCAGACGCTGCGTTCGATTATCTGTGGAAGGCTACTGAAAACGAGTTAGATAGATCGTCATCTTTATCGCAGACTATTATCTCTGGTGAGTATGGGGAGTCTGCTTCTAAAAGAGATGCGGCGGCAAGAAAGTCAGCAGGTAAATCGTCTATGCTAGGTTCTATAATAGGTGGCATCATCGGGATAAGTGATCGTCGCCTGAAGAAAAACATTAAGAAGGTTGGGCGTAACCTCGCAGGTTACGGGTATTACACTTGGGAATGGACCGACGAAGCTCTAGAGTTAGGGGCAGCACAATACGGTACTGAAGGGGTTATTGCTCAAGAGATACAAGAAGTATACCCAGAGGCAGTAATTACTAACCTAGATACTGGCTACCTAATGGTTAACTACTCTTTACTGGAGACTAAAGCAGCATGAATTTAAACACAGCATTTAAACGAAGTATATCCCGTTATTTAGACGGGGTTGGGGTAAAGGAAATAGACAACGCTAGCGAAGAGCCATTTGTATTCACTTTAGATACGTTAGAAGCTATTGCAGATACAGTATTGGAAGATAAACGTACTGCTAAGAAAAAAGCAGATAAGAAAAAGAAGCGCAATAAAAAGAAAGTCGAGGAGCTAGATACAGATGAGGAATAAAAAGTATGCCGCAATAGACGGCCCTATCCCCGGCGAAAACTTAATCTCCGACGAAAGAAACTACCCTTGGAGAAGAGCACCTGACTACGCAGATCTAAACGATGCTATGGAATTTCTCATAGATAGCATATCAGAGAAGCCTAAGTTATTTGCAGTTTTAAATGCGCTAGAAAATGAAATAACAGTGGCTCAGTTTTCTCAGACAATAGTAATGAGTGCCATGACTCAAGGTAGATTTACCTTAGACTTTGCCCTTCTTTTAGCGGGGCCTCTAGCCAAGTACATCTCTATATTAGCTGAAGGCTACGACGTAGATTATGACATGGGCGTAGAAGAAGAGTACACATTCTATCCTAAACAACTTGTGGATGCTTCTCAGTTAGATTTCGATACTGAAAAAGAAATGAGTACCATCACTGAAGACGAAGAAGAAGACGTTAATGAAGAGGCCAGAGAAGGTTTGATGATGGCTATGAGAGAAGAGCCTGCTGAAGTAGCCTCTGAGGAAGAACAAGACTCCATGTTGGGGTATAACAAAGACGAAGACGAGGAGTTAGTATAATGGCTGCACCAGACGTATATTCAAGTTTTATGAGCGGGTTCTCCGAGTCATACGGCATGGCTTCTAAAATGAAAAGTGAAAGAGAAAAGAGCGCCTTAACTAAAGCTGCCACATTGGTATCTGGGGTAGACGATTGGAAAGAGGTCAAAGCTGACCGAGATCTTATGTTGACTCAAGCTCAACAGATGGTGGAAGAGTTAGATTTAAGCAAGGACGGCACTAACGCTGCTCTAAAAGAAGTATATAAAAGACTAGAGGCCAACCAAACTTCAAAGGAAAGATACAAAGTAGTTAAGGAATCCCTAGTAGATTCTGGAACTACCTCCTTTAGCCTAGATCCGAATTATAAACCAGAAGAAACTGAAGTGGATGCCCAAACAGAAGAGGCTATTCCGGGAGTTAAAAACCCAGATAACCAACTTACTCCAGAGAAAAAGGAAGTAGTGGACACTGGGCTAGGTAAAGTAGTAGAAGAGAGAGACGTACCCGATAACACTGAAAAAGGCTCGAAAATAAGTAAGTTTCTAGGTCTGTTCGATGGGCAAGGTAGGATAGATGCTCGTGCATTAGAAGTAGCCTCGGATGCTGTAGGGGGTGATGACATCCTTTCTGAATACAGAGCGTATCAAACTACAGGGAAGCTACCTACTCTAGCTGAGTTTGCGGATTTACCTGACGACGTTTCTATTGTTGTAGGCTACTCAACGCCTCTAGGTAAGGGTTGGACAGTGGAGAAAATAGCAAAAGATTTAGGTACTGCTGAACAGGCTCACGCTTTCCTAGCTACCTTAAAAGGCCCTGAACATGAAAAGGCTAGGAAGTATCTGGTCGAGTACGCAGCTAGCGTAAAAGATTCGAATAGCCTATACAATATATCTATGGGGGTGACTAAGCCTGACGAAATTAGGAATGCGGCATTGTTCGAAGCTAAAGTAGAAGCCGGTATACTTCGTGCTACCGATGGGAAGCCTAATTTAGATACTTTCGGTGGTATTTTCAAGGCTTGGGAGAAAGCAGATAGAGAAATAGGCCTAAGTTACGCGGATAGCACTAAAGGTAAACTGCTTGCCGGAGCCACCACTCCAGTACTGGCGGAACAAGCTAGAGGGCAGATAGACTCATTAGTAGCAGCAGGCGAGCTTACAGAAGAGGAGGGGGTAGACTTAGACACCACCCTCTCCGATCTAAAAGAAAGTATGATTAAAGTTAAATCCGCCGAGGCAGAAGCTACTAAAAATCCTACTTCGTATGTAGACAGAAAGAAAGCTAACATAATACTAGCAGACGGCACTGCTGTAGGTGTAGGTAGCATAGACACCAATGGTGATTTCAGATTACATGGAAAGAAACTGGAAACCACCGTTAACGGGCAGTCTTATTTTGCAGTGAGCGACGACGAGCTTTCTCGTTTTGATACCGTATCAAAGGAGATTAAAGGTTTTAATACTAAGTTACAGGGCCTTAACAGCGCCTTAGTTAGAATGAATAAAATGTCGAAGCTAGTTGAGAGGACGGGGGGTGATGTACTTACAGAAGCAGCAGGAATATCCCAAGGCCTTACTATGTTCTCTAAGTCTATGGATTTCTTCCTTGAAGCAGGGCTGTCCGGTAACGGTCCTATCGACATAAAAAATGTGTACACCGGTATGGATGGAAATACACAAGGAATAATCACGGATATGCTAGGGTTGGAAATCCCCAAGCTAAGTGCGGATGCAGCTAGGTTTGCTTCCCTTAAAATACAGGCGGCATATGCCTTAGCTCAGGCACTTGGGCAGGAAGGTAAAGGTCTTTCGGATACGGATTTAGCTTTGCAGCTAAAATCTATAGCAGGCACAAGCAACCCTGCTGCGTTTCAGGATATGCTCCACAGTATAGTGGATAATGTATATAAAGGAGTAAGGACGGAGAAGAAGGCCTACTTGGATAAATTTAAAAGTAATTTCATTAGAAGTGAATTAGTAGACCTACAGCCCCAGATAAAGGATGACTATATCCGATCAACTTTAGCTCCTTCTAGCCAGACTTACTTGGATGCGGCATTAGCTTATACCGCAGGAACCGAAGCTATTACCCCTGTCACTGACCCTAAAGAAGAGACCAAAGACGAGCTAGACGCAAGGCTCAGAGCCAAATATGGGCTACCCCCGAAAAGCTAAAACCCAATAGGATACCTTAAATGTCTACAAAAAAAGAACAAGATATACAAGAGTTACTAAATAGATACGCATCCACAGGTGACGAAGACTATCTGACGTTAGCTAAGGACCTTGATGCTGCTATGGGTACTGTAGAACCGCCCAAAGAATTACCTACTCCTACCATTGGTATGTACGAAGGTATGACAATGGAGCAGCAACAGGGTCTATTTAAGCAGTACCAAGATGACCCTCGTGTACGCAAAACGGGGCCACTAGGTCTGCCTGTAGGAGAGGATACTTTCTTAGGTGAGCTAGCGTTTGTGGATGCAGAAGGGCAGTCGTATAAAGTACCAGAGCCTACCGCCGGAAAGGTAGCAGGCACAGAGGTAGATTTTCGTCCTGACACTGCAACTGTTGTAGGGCAGACTATGCTTCGTAATGTCCCCGCTAACGCAGCAGATACGATAGGTACTCTATTTAGAGTAGCGGGTCAGTCGCTAAAAGAACAAGAGGACCAGTCTGCTCTAGGGGGTGCTGTAGGGAGCGGGTTAAATACTGTAGGTGACGCACTAACTGGGTTTGCGGACGCTATACCTAAAGTAAAAGCAGGAGACGACATTAGTGATTCTGTTACTGTAGGTCTAACTGAGTTTGGTTCAGGGGGTGTTTTTGTCGCAGGCCTACTTAAAAACCTAAGTGGGACCATGGTAAAGAATACAGGTAAGGTTATCGCTGTAGAAACTGGAGGGGTATCTACTTTAGGAGTAGACGTAGACGACGGTATTGTCGTGGGGGAAGACTCTCTAGTAGGCCTCGATCTAGATCCCTTCGGTGCAAACGAAGAAGGTATATCCACAGACCAAAAGATCTTACGTCAGAAGCTAAACTTAGCAGTAGACGGTTCGGGCTTTGCTAAAACTCTGGAAGGTGCAATAGCGGTAGCCCCTAAAGTAGTTAACTTTATAGGGGGTACATTGCGTACAGTATTAAAATCCCCAACTAAAGAAGGTATGCAGGAAGGGGTAGTAAAAGATTTAGTAGATACTATAGCTAGTGTTAACCCTGAACCCGGCTCTAATATAGTAACTCACCGACAGATACTGGACGAAGTTATACGTTATTTAGATGAAGGGGACCCTTCTACAGTTAAGATACTTTTAGACGAAGGGGAAGACCAAGTTGAGTTAGTACTTAACACACTACAGACCTTAGAAAGAAACCCTGCATTCTCAGACGCTACTAGACAGCAGATCCGTAATATGATGGATGGTGTACGAGGTAGAGCAGAAGTACAAGTATCCGAAGCTAAACAAGTATCTCAATTAGAAAGTGCAGTTACAGATAAAGCGACTACACTAGGAAAAGAAGGCACGTCTCCTAGAGGAACAGCGGAAGCACTTACAGGGGCCGCTAGAGAAGGCGATCTGGCTACTGGAGTCAAGGAATTAGAGCAGTTGGAAGCCGCAAAGGCTGGAGCGGAGTCTAAGGTAGCAGAAGAGATTCTACAAGGCCTAGACGCAGTTCCCACTACTAAACTACAAGAGATTATTGCGTCTGCTAAAAAGATGGGTATTGTAGGTTTACAGAATCTAAAGAACAAAACTCAAGAGCAGGTATCGGAGTCGCTGTTTAATACTTGGGTTTCCATGACTACTCGTAAAGATGAGCTATTCTCCAATGTTAAAGGTGGCGACATAAGCGATCCTGAAGGAGTAGAAACCCTCATAAACGCTTTAGACAAAGTAGAGGGATTAGACCCTCAGAATGCACTAAAAGCTAAGACGGGTATACAGGAAACTCAACTAGAAAAGTTAATTGCCTTAAAAAAACCTAGAGTACTAGAAGCTGCTACTGAAGACACCCCAGAAGTAGTAGAAACCGCTGAAGAAGTAGCTGAAAGATTAGTAGAATTTTTTAGAAACAACTCTGAGTTTGATTTAGGTTACTTTTTTAGAGAGATACGCCCTCAACTTGCACAACAGGTCGATTCTATTCTAGGCCCTAATGGTCCTATCAATAAAGACGCTGCAATTCCTATGCGATCTTTCATTCAATTCCTAGATTCTCAGATGGACTCTCTTGCTAAACAAGGCGACGAGGTAGGGGTAGCTGCAAAAGAAGCTATGGAATACTTTAAGGGTCCGTATGCTACTTACTGGAGAGATGGCCCTCTAAAAGATTTAGGTAATCTATACCGACAGACCTCTACTATATCAAAAGGTAAAGAGGCTGTAGAAGAAGCGGTAGACGAGGCTTCTGGGCAAATGCCGTTAGGTATAGCCGATGAAGCAGCCGGAGACCCCACTGTTGCAGTAAAACAGCCGGTAACTCAGGCCGAAGAAACTATACGCTCTGTGCAAGAGATTATATCTAGCCCAGAAAGATACCTTAGCTTCGAGCAAGTAGCTAAACTCATGGATGAAGCAGGGGAAGGGGCCGGTGATCTACACGATTTAGTGTATGTAGATCTAATTTCATCTCTACAGGTGGCCTTGAAGACACAGGAAGCCGGTACGAGCACTGTACCTGCCCTTTTAGAGAGAGTACGCCAGTATGCGTCTACTTTAATGAAGTCTGACCCACAGAAAGCCCAACAGTTAGATTCTCTTCTCGATTCTCTGGCAGACAACACCTTAGACGTTGCACAGCTATCTAGAAAGATAGAAGACGCTAGGGTTGCAGCTAAATCTAACCAAGAAGAGGCTTTAGATGGCGTTCTAGGGCCGTTTCTACGCAGACAAGGCCTAGATGTTGCCCCTACAGCAAAGCCCAGAGAAGCGCTTAACAGAGTGCTTCAGAGCACCGAGTTAGTTGAATTAGAAGACTTAGTAGCTGCCGCAAGAGCCACAGGCAACCCTAAAGTGTTGAAGGGTATACAATCAGAGTACTTAAAACTTCTACGAGATAAGATATTCGTTAAAGGTGGGGCTACCGCAGCTAAGGGACGTAAGGCAAGTCTTGCTCAGATTGAGACCGGCTTCGACGACCCTAGAGGATTGATGGGGGAGAAGCTGAGGATTATGTTTGCTGACGACCCTCAGTACGTTGAAGGGTTAGGGGCTTTAGCTACATTTATACGAGACCAGCAGAAGGTAATGCAGTCTGCTAAATCTGCATCAGGTAGGTCTGATACAGCAGAAGCCGCAGCCAGAACTGGGACTATAGCTCAGATAGCAGCCTTAACTACTACAATAACCGCTACTTTAGGTAGGCTAAACCGTAAGGCTGCGGTAGCAGGTAACATAGGCGGCGGTATCATAAGAGGGAAAGCAGATGAAGTACTTAGCGATCCAGACGTTGCTAGGATATTTGGGCAGCTAATAATGGACCCTCAGCTATTCTCTAGCACCTTGAAGTCTATTCGCCAGAAAGAGTTAGTCTCAAAGGTAGTTAACGTAGAGACCTTAGTAGGCATACTGACCGCAGGTATACGAGGTAACATATTCGGTGGCAATGCGGAGGCTCTAAGCCAAGAAGAACTGACTGCCCTTGCTATGCAACTGTCGGATGACATTGAAGCAGATCCAGATACTACAGACCAACAAACAGAAGAGGCACTTAGCAAGTGATATACAGTCTAACGTACAACCCCACAGCAGAGGATCACGATACTCTTACTCTAAAGGGTGACGGTGCTATAGACTTTGAAGCCGCTAGTACTATCTTAATAAAAGATAACGAAGCTAGTGCCTTAGTTATAAAGGAAGGTGTGAATTCTTACCTGACACTTAAAACTACAGACTCTTCTGAGCAAGTAACTATACACAAAGCCACTCGTATAGCGGGAGACTTGAAGGTAGAAGGAGGGGCTTCAGGTGGAGTTAACTCTACTTCTACCCCAGTTATAGACTTGTATCAAAACGACTATCCCGCAGGCGACGATGGAGACATCTTAGGTAAAGTTAAGTTTACTGCACACAATGACAATGGGCTAACTCCAGAGACTATTGAATACGGCTCTATGTACGCCGAAATAATAGATGAAACTCCGGGGACGGAAGACGGCTCGTTACACTTCGGTGTGCAGACAGCAGGCTCCTTAGCTGCAACTGTACTTACTTTGAATGGCACAGTATCTACGCTAAATACTCCGTTAGTAATTAACAGTGATTACATGGAATTAGTAAGTACACAAACGTCTTCACAAGGAGAAATGCCAGTCCTTTCTTTGTACCGTAATAATACTACGGATATATCAGATTCAGACGACATAGGTTCTATACGGTTCTTTGCTACTAACGAAGATAACCTAAAGTGCTTTTACGCAGGGATATACGCAGATGCTATAAAGCAAGACGACGACGGAGCGCATCAAGGAGCCATCAGGTTTCATTTAGCAGACGGAGGCGGTGGGGCTACTAGTTTTGGTACTGTAACTACTTCTATAGCGGGGGACGAAGACCCTATAATGTCTCTGTTTAAGTACGGCTTATCTATGTCGCCTAACAATGATTTTATTCTAGGGCAGAACGGGGTACTTACTTTCGAGGGAGCTACCTCAAACAGCAATGAGACTCACCTTTTTTGCGTAGATCCTACTAATAATGACAACACTATCCTGCTCCCAGATGCTAGTGGCACAGTAGTATTAAAAGATAGTACAGATACGCTAACTAACAAATCTATAGCAGCAACTCAGTTAACCGGCACAATAGATAACGGTAGGCTACCTGCTGCTGCAACTAATATCACTTCTGTAGGTACGTTAAGTGGCTTGACTACTGGCGCTACTACAGTTAACGGTGCGCTTACCGTCAACAATGACTACATGGAACTGAGAGGAACTAACGATGGGGGGGATAACACCTTACCGCTTTTGTCTATCTTTAGAGATGTTGCTGTAGCAGGGGTAGGGAGCGATCCTTTAGGTGGTATAGTGTTTAGTGGGCGTAACGAAGACGACAGGAAGGTCTCTTATGCCTCTGTCTATGCTGTTAGCTCTAACCAAGCCGATGATGGGGAACACGAAGGGGGGAGCATAGCCTTTACTGTTGCCGATGGCTCTGGTGCAGTAGATCCTTTTGACGACTTCAATAACGGAGAATTTGACACAGGGCATTCGGTAGTCCTTAACGCAAGCTCTACTAGGCTACAGACTTCGGGGTACTTAGAGAGTACAGAAGGTAGGTTATTACTAGGCTCAAAACAAAATATACACAGTAGTGCGTTGCAAGGGGACGCTGGACAAAGTAGCTATGACCTGCATATGCCTGAAAGTAAAAGAGCTAAAGTTATGCAGATAGGCGGCATAGGCCCGTTTGATGCGTGGATTACAGGGAACCAATCCGTAGCTCAGATGATACAATACCGAGGCCAGAACATGATTATAGTGTCAGGCGGAGCACTTGAATTTGAATTACCCGCTTGTGCAGCATCTTCAGATATTAGTACAACTACCTGCAATATAGGCGACATTTTTCAGATAAGTAACGCTGCTGGAGGCGCTTTAACTATAGACAGAGATGGTAGTGGTACAGCCCAAACGATATACCATTTCCCTAGCTTAACGCTTACTCCGTTTACTAATAACCCTACGTTAGCTGTCGGTGGCACCATGATGCTACAAGCAGTAGCCGCTAATGTTTGGATGATATTTAACGACTCAGGATTATCAGATGCCTAACATACAAGACTTACTAGATAGTGGTGATTTTGCAGCAGCTTTAGCAGCCGCAGCAGAAACTTATGTAGGTAAGATGCGAAGAATAAGGAATGACTTACTTAAAGAAAGTGACATAACACAACTAGCGGATGCACCTCTTACAGACGCTAAGAAAGCAGAGTGGGTTGCTTATAGGCAGGCTTTGCGTGATATGCCGACCACTAACGCATCGGCAACCACATACGAAGAGATTACTTGGCCGGAGAAGCCTGCTTAACTCTAATAACGTCAACTCGTACATTTTCAACGTCTTCGTTAATAGGTTCTGCTTCGCCCTTTATTAGTTTCTTACGAGCGTCGCTTTTGTTTCTTGCTTCTACTTCCCATACACTCTTAACAATGGCAGTAGTAGTTATCGTGTATTTATCCATTCTCACTTAACCCCATTGCCTGTCTATACATTTCATCTTCATCTACTACCGGAGGAAGATTGGTAGCAGGCTTTGGGAGATACTTACCGTACTTCTTATTGAACTCCCTGATTGCTGCGTCGGGTATTACTATTTTTTCTTCGTTCATTTTTCACTTCCTCTTTTTTCTTTTCTTTCTTACCAAAAATAGAATCAAAGTTACTGTTAAAGGTGTCCTTGTTGTATGGACGAGGTGTAGAGCCTTTAGACATTACGGATTATCCTTCTATCACATTATCGCACAGCTACCTAACATAGATTTGTACACGATAATAAAGAAAGTAGCCATCAAAAGATTAGCCCCCCAAAACCAAGCAAACATTTCAAAGGTGTCTTTGTTTCCTTTAATAAAGGATTTAACCTTAGCCTTTTTAGTCTTTGTCATTACCAGTTTACTCCAAACCAAATACCAACGCCATGAACAATACCCACAGGAAACATAAACGCGCCAGCAATAAGTAAAAGATACTTAGCGTGGATAAGACAGTGAATAATGTGAGTAAACCATGCCCCTACGGACGTTATCATTAGTGCTAATGCAATGTATACCGAGTTTTCTTCGCTCATCGTTTTTCCCATTTACGTTTGTGCCTAGGTTTATTCCTAGGGGCTTCTTTGAATTGAGTAGGCTTACCGCCCTTACCATTTAGAAAGTCTATGTTCTGATAGTAGGCAGCAGAGAATCCTCTGTGCCATTCTAAGTCTGTCATAGAGTCTCGCTTAAAGGGGCTAGACATCAACCCCTTCACGAAACAGTTATAACCCCATTGATACGCCTTTTGAAGTCGTTCTGCTTTCATTAAGTGCTTCCACTTTGTTTTTTATTGCTTTGTTTAGCGGCTTCGTACTCTGCACTGGACTGGACTGCAATGTAGTCGCAGCCATTATCAATAACCAATCTGCAAAAGTAGCCTAACACTTCCCCTTCGGAGTTGTGTACGGGTTCCAGTATATGCCCACAAGTAGGACATGGGGTCATTGCTGTCAAATTTTAGCCTCCTTCATTAACTCTATCATTTTCTTTGCGTACCAGATAGCTTTATCTGCATTCTCAGAGGAAGAGCCTTTGTTCATCAGCCTAGCTCCGGTGTACTTAATAACATTACCATGACAGTAGTTAATAGCACCCTCAGTACCGAGTACGTCGATAATGTAATCTATGGTTTCTATCTCACCTTTAGTGTAGTGGGCAGGACTGTTTACCATGTCTTCTTCAACCTTTTGGATTGAATCGGATGGGGAGGGGTTAGCTTTTACCCTAACAGAATCCCAGTCTGCGGGAGTGGCATCGTCAATAGATTCTTTAGGGCTTTGCCACTTCTGTACATGAGGGGAAGTGTAGCTTGTTGTCATTACTTATCTCCTTTTGGAGTTCTGTCTTCGGGGAAAATAGATACTACGGGCTGGCCTTTTGTAGTCTTCTTCTTACTCTTTTCCTTACTACCCCTTTCTCGTAGCTCTTCTATAATATCCTCTGCACCTTCAAAGAAAGATAACATAGATGCTTCACCTAAGTCTTGGACGTACTCTAACTTTATCTGGAGCAGCGTAGATATGCCATGCTGCAAGCTAGCTAGCCATTCGTAGATCTCGTCATCGAGACTATCAGTAAGAGTGTGGGACGAGCGTATAACTAAGTCGTCGCCCGTAGAGGAAAGGATTATAACTACAGAGTCGTCTGCAACGTGGTAATTATAGTCGGGGGGATTGGGTATAGGCATTCTTACGCACCTCTTATTTTTTTAATGATTCCTAGGGATTTTCTGTTTACTTTCTCTCGCATCCATTCTTCAGGTATTAACTTAGACGCATGGAGAAAGCCGTTCTTCTCAGCCCACATACAAACTGTGGTCTTACTTCCTTTTCTAATTTTAGTAGACTTACTGTGGAATACAAACCTAATATCTAAATCAGGGAACTGCTCTCGAATTAGTAAGTGCTTCTTCCGGTCATCAGAAACAAAGATACCTTTGGACTCTATGACTATACCATTGGGTAGACAGAAGTCAGGGGTATACGTTTTGTTTTGAGCAGGCCATGTATACGGTATCTTAAATGGTTCGTACTCTGCTTCACAGCCGCACTCCTCTAGTTGGTCATATATCTTAGCCTCAAGGCCAGATCTAAATCCTCTAACAAAGGCGGCTCGGTTAGCCGGTGCAGGTCTCATCAATACTCCTCTTCACATATAGCAAAAATAATAATACATATTAACGCGACAGGCAGTGCTAGCTGTACCGCTTCAAGATCCTCAAATACAAAGTGTATACCTAACATAATTAAGGTAGCTGCGATAAAGGAGGCCAGTATTTTTTTAGTTAATTGACTCATCTATTCCGTACTCCGTATACCAATAGTGTTTAGGGTTTTGTGCTTTAGTAGTAGTAGCAGGTAGAAACTTAGCTTCAGGCCAACAGGACTTCATGTAGGGGCAGAAGGTACAAGTCATAGGGACTTTCATACTTCCCGTAGGCTTCTTTCCTCTAGTGGTCTCTACTTCGGCCTTAAAGCACTTCTTAAACGGAGCGTCACTGAATACCAAGTCTACCGTATCAGCCATCTCTCGTCTTTGTTTGGCGAGGTCTACTTCATCTAGTTCAGCACCAACTATGGTAACTTCACCAGTAGACTTATTAACTACTACCCAACCACCTGCTTCTTTACCTTGGGCATCAGAATAGCCTACCATCTGCTTCATGTAGCCAAACGGATCGTCTTTCTTTAGCCCTGATATACCATTACGCCACTTGTTGTTGAAGGCGTATGGAGAGCAGCTCTTAGTATCGAATACAGCATTGTCGATATGAATATCGTCTTGGCCTTTTATGGTTCTGTTGTTTATCTTTAACTTTACGTCTTCTTTGCCGCCAGTGATGTTTAACCCGGCTGCTTTAAGTAGGACTTCCATAATACACTCGGTAGCATCACCTAGCATCATTTTGACTATAAAGTTGTACTCATTGCGGGAACGTGGTGCGCCTTCCTTCTCTCTTTGTAACTGACAAGTAGGCTTTCCGATATTAGACATTCGGATTCTAAAGTCTTCTTTGGGGCGGGGTGCGAGTTGTTTTCGGAGGCAATCTTTAAACATCTCGCCGGACTCTTCTATCCAATCATCGTCAATCTCAACAGGCTCCGAATTGGAGAGCCTGTCAAGACATAACTTTAACTGAGCCTCTAAGAGTTCAGCGTTAGCCACTTACTAAGTCGCCGGCTAGAGCACTTTCAATATCCGCACCAATACTATCACTTTCAGCATTAGCCCGCATAGCTTCTTCGTAAGAGCGATTTACCTGCTCGTTCTCACCTTTAACGTACTCTAGTACTACTTGCATTGCATCAACAGTGTCTTGATCTAAACCTAGAGGAGACATAAAGTCTACGTCGAAGTCCATCACAAAGTAAATTACACTGCCTTCTTTCTTTTTAACCGAAGATATTTCACATTCGTAATTGTAAATCTGCTTGTTGGCCGGTAACTTATCTACTACTTGGCGACCAAATGGCATAAAGTTAGCACCCTTCAGGCGTATACAGCAGCCTACAGGTCCTACAGTTACTTCTTTACCATCAGCAGTCTTACCAGTGTACTCCACAATACCGTACAGCATACGGAAACAAGTAATGGATTTATACAGAGGCTTTTCTTCGGGATGCTCGGCTAGATACTTACTAGAAGGCTTACCGCATCGTAGAGTACCCTTCTGGTCTCTAGCTTCTTTATTGAAGTTAGGGATCATCAAAGTCTTATTGACCAGTTTGCTTTCTTCAAGATCAAAGTCTAGCCATTGGTAGTATTGAGCGATAGGCTTAAACTTAACTTTCTCAGCATACACAGGCTCTTCTTGGTCAGTGAGCATGAATGTACCTTTCTTTAGTTGACGCTCAAAGTCGTCCTCTTCAGAATAGTTTAGTTTAAGTACAGGGATTCGGTCTGTAGTTTCTTCAACTAGACCGAGGGATTTTGCTAGTGCGCGTTCATCTTCTGCGCTGATTGTTGCTAGTTCAGACATTATTGTCTCCTATTGATTATGGATTTTGGATTATACTACTATTAATTAAGATGTGCAATATCAATTTCTTCTTGCTCAAGCCAATCTTTACCTACTTGTATTTCTATATCCAAGGGTAGACCAAAGGTATAGTCGTACCTAGTTTGGATCTCTTCACCTACTTCGTACATAGCCCAGTGCAGAGCCTCTACTACCTTATCTAGCTCATCTGGAGCACAATCTACAACGATAGAATCGTGTACAGATAAGATTATCTTAGATACAAGGTTAAGCTCGTTGAACTTTCGTAAAGCTCTCACACAGGACAATGGAACAATGTCTGCTGTAGCGAAAGACTGTACAGGGAAGTTTTTTATCTGGGTAGCATTACTAACGCCCCCATTCTTAAAGCGTTTAACATCGGGGAACTTAAACTGGCGGCCTGATGGTATAGTGATAAGTGTATCTCTAAGTACGCCGGTTATTAGTTCGTCGTGCCAACTCTTTAAACCTTTATATATGTTGAAGTATTCATCGAAGTAAGCCTTTATGTGCGGAGCTTCTCCCATCCCCATACCACCGTACAGGGGAGCAAAGGTATACGCTTTGGCTGCCTGTCTCTCGTCTTTAGTTATTTGAGATTCAGGTTTACGGTTAATGATGCTAGCAGTCTGCCTATGAACGTCCTTACCTTTAGTAATATCACTTATCACTTGTGGGTCTTTAGATAGTTCACCGGCAACCCTAAACTCTAGACCGCTAAAGTCAGCTTCTATAATGCTACCACCTTCAAAGCGGGACACTACACAGCTACGGACAGGGAACTTACCGCCCTTCGGTTGGTTTTGAAAGTTAGGGTTAGAGCTAGATAGCCGCCCAGTCTTAGTTCTACACTGGTTAAACTGTGCGTGTAGCAGACCGTCGCTCCTAGTCCATGTTTCTATACCATTAACGAAACTATCTAAGTAAGTAGAGATGGCATTGAGTCTCATGTAACCCTCTAAGAACTCTACCGCCTTATCCTTACCGCTAGCCTTAGCTTCGCCCACCAGTCTTTTTATCGTGACCTTACTGGTTGAGAACCCATTAACGCATACGTCTTTAACGCCTTGAGGAACCATACCAAAACCGGCAGTCTCTTTTGTCTGTACTAACAAGTAACCTCTTCCGTTACACACAGCGCAAGTACTAGCTTTTTTATACGGCTCACCATTCTTTTTAGTCTTTAGATACTGGCCTCTACCTTTGCAAGTTACACAGTGCTCTGCTTTAGTCTTCTTAGCTACTTTAGTTGTGCGTCTAACGGCCTTAACAAACGCAGCAGGGGTCATCTTAGGCCTAAATAAAGGTCTGCCTCTAGGGTTGTAGCCTAGGTTGAACACTTGTTTGTGTTCTCCCTTATTAACGAAATCCCTACTATATATTACCGTTGACATATCCTGACCACTGGCTAAATTAACCGGCGTGTCGCCCATAACATCTTCAGTAAGAGCCTGTAACCTAGCCTCTATCTCTTCTTTCTCAGCTAAGTAGTCCTCTTTTACACTGGCTAACCGTTTTTGATCTATGAATATACCATTCTCTTCCATGTTCACTAAGAACAATAGAAACTCATTCATTAGATCTAACGTAGGCTTCAGGCCTTCATTCTCAGGTAAGTCGTAGTCCTTGCATTGGTCTACATATATCTCTGCACAAGAGATTACATCTGCATCAGCGTACTCAATGACAGTGGCTAAGGCTATCTCCTCAAAGCCTACACCAGATTTAAACTGGGCATCTACTAAGTCAGACTTCTTCAGGGATACTCCTCGTCTCTCTGCCGTTTTAGACAAAGATTTAGGTATCATCTGGCCTCGGTCAATGACGTACTCCCCTATCATAGTGCAGTAGCACTTCTCAGGTAAGACAAAACCACTACCTTGCAGGGCTAAGATGTCGAACTTGGCATTGTGAGCTACTAAAAGGTCTGCACCATCAAGCGCTTCTTGCAATTCTACAGGGCAGTCCGGTACTTCCTGTTCGTTATGGTAAAAGATAGCTCTCTTAGGCTCTCCCACAAACTCTGTGCCTTCCATCATATGCCAGTGGGCAGACACTAATTTGTTCTTCGGATGAAACGGAGCGTTATCTATAACTCCATTCTCTCTCTGTACAGTTGTTTCACAATCTATAATAATCGTCTTCATTCTTCATCTCCGAATGTACCTGTAAATTGAATTACAAAGCGGTTAGGGCAGAGACCTAGTATGTTGTATGCAATCCAACTAACAGAGTCCTCTTCGCTCATATCGTCTCGCTCCATAAAGAAGTCCACCATCTTGTAGTAGTCATAAACTAGCCACATATTCTGGTCAACACCTACTACACAAGAGTCTAGCCCAGTAAGTATTAACGCTCTAGGGTCTAAATCTTCTCGATATACTTGCATTATTCAGTGTACCTCGAACGATAGGGGTCTATCCTACAGGTTATAGTGCCATGATAGCCATTCAATTTATTCTTACCTACAGTAATGAATCTAGACACGTTATCTTCGTCGTCCCCAGAGTCTCCCGTAGTATCATCGTCGTACTTGCCTATACCAAAAACAAGGTCTGCTTCAGCAAACTTACCTATTTTACTGCCCTCTGCATCAAAAGGCGTGACTCTCGTTCTACCAGAAGCACTGGCATTAGCTTGAGATACACCAATGATGGCACAATTCTGCCTCTTGGCTACCTCGCGTAACTGTAAGTACAACTCTCTAAGTTTATGGTGGTTAGCCTCAAACGCCCCACTTACCGCTACCTTGTCGGCTTGGTCAATAAAAACAACGTCAGGCTTTATAGACTGTATGTGAGCCTCAAGAGTACTTATATCCCAACCCTGACCATTCCTGAAGTCCAACTTACGGTACATATCATGTGCCTTGTAGAGATCTACTGCGGCCTTTAGATTCTTAGGGTTACCTTCTAGCTCTTTCTGAGTAAAGCCAGTGTAGGCGGTGACTGCTCGTTTTTGGTGTTTAGTGTGAGCTTCCTCATTACAGACGAATAAACATTTAGCACCTTGGGCAGCAAACCCGTCTGGTGCAGCAGCTAAAGATAAACAAAATGCAGTCTTACCTGTTTCAGGGGTAGCTAAAACTACAGCAAACTCCGTAGCGCCTATGCCGTAGACTTTACGACTTAATGTACCTATATTAAATTGCCATCTACCTTCGTCTGATTCGTTAGCTATTAACTCCTCTAAATCAAACTCTTCGTAGTCTGCCACTTCGTCAGGCGTGAACCCGTCTGCAAGCCTCTCTAGATAAGAAGTCAACCGTATGAATCCGTCGTAGTTGCCTTCGCTTATCTCTAAGCCTAGGTTAGCAATTTTACGTCCCGCTTCCCTTTTCCATAGACCAGATAGGACATCTCCGGCAATCTCAGGGGACAGAGGGTCGGACAGGCCAATATCCTCAATTAAGGACGCTATCATGTCTGTTTCAGCCTTAGTGGCTACAGGGTAGGATTCTTTGTACAGGTGGAGTAGGGAGTGAGTGCTTAAATCTTGCCCGTATTTGTTGTGGGCAGTGGTGATTAAGCTATATAAAGTGTTTAGGTCTCCTTCCCAAAGGTGAGCGGCTAAACGGGATTGGTTGGTGCTATAAAAATCATGGGACAAAAGGTTCTTAAATAAACTGAGAGACATTTCTGCGTCCTCGCTAATGGGTTAAATTGTAAGTATACAAACAGGCGGGTGAGTATACAGCCTAGCTTTGTATAGGGTCAAGTAGATAGAAAGTCGGACACCTCACTTGCATCTAAATGCTTCAAGTCTAAGCCATTGAGGAACTTAGTGCGGACGTTAGTATATCCGTCCAGTTGTCGGGATAACCGTAGGCCTTTCTTACTGGCATCCTTATCTAAACAGACAATGACATTCTGATACTTAACTGCTTGCATCTTCTGTGTCCGGTCTAGGTTAGTGCCGAGTAAGGCTAGTCCAGTGTACTCATGGCTAACTGCACAGGCAGACGGGGCATCTTCGACTATTACCGCAGTATCCGCGTAAACTCCCGTACTAGAGACTACAAAACAACCAGTAGTATCTCCGTAGGTACGCCACTTAGGTATCTTTCCGGTTATAGACCGACCAACGTAGCCTTTCCCCTCATTCATACCGAACAGAATCCTATCTTCTGCCGGTGAATAGCGTATTTCTACTCGGTGGTTAAGGTGAGCATCTAAGCAGTGAGACTTAGCTAGCCAGTCTACTAACAACGGACGAGAATCCACTGCTACTAATGTGTCCGGTATACCGCTCTTACACAATACCTTTGGTGGTGTATTGTGTATAGCATTAGATAGCTCTACGCTAGTTCTATCAGTGCGTAGGCTTCCTCTAACGGTACAGGTAGCCTTAAAACAATTCCAAAGGAGTCTACCGTCCCTACGGGTGACGTACAGCTTAGAACGCCCTCCACAATAGGGACAGTTTAACTTAAGGGTCTCATCAGGGGCTATGGACAGGCCTCTAACAAAATCAGCCTCTCTCATACCTCATGCTCTAGCATATATTCAAGGACAGCAATTAACCTAACTTTAAATTCTAAATCCGTCATAACAGGCGCTCCTCTTCAGTTACTTTCCTAACATTAAATACGCTTTGCTCAGTTAGCAGGTCATACTCACATACATCATCAAATACGCCCTCTCTAACCATAGAAACGGCTTCCTCTTCACTATCCGCAGTAACCACATAGGTTACAGGGGTATAGTTGGTAGCAGTTACTTTATACGTCCCCATTATACATTCCTCCGGTTGCAGGCGTTAGCAGGGTAGCTACTTCTTCTTCAGAAATAGGAATGTCGTCACTACCTAGTGCCTTATCAGAGAATAAACGTAGTTGGTGGAGCACTTCTTGGTCGCTATAGCCTCGCTCCATAGCATTATCACCAAAGGCTAGCTCGTAGACTGCTTCGGTGAATCTATAGGCTTGATATAGGCTTCGTTCTAGGATATGTACGTCGCGGGTTAGCTTCTGTACATCGTTAAGGAGGGTTTCAGTTGGTTCTACATACTTAGTCATGGTTATAGCCTCTAGTTAAGGTATTAAGGGTTATATAGGGTATCGCCCCCGCAAGGGGGGCTTATTTATATCATGGATATTAAACGGTGTCAATCGACCCGTCAGGATACAGTTCTACACCGTCGCCCAAATAGACAGGAAAGCCGTCTTCTACGCAGAGATCATTATACATCTCTACATACTCGTCGGTCTCTCCTTCAGTGTCTTTTTTAGTTTCACTTTCCTCCGTAAACGGGTTGGTCATCTTTTTGAGCAGTTCGTTAAGCTCCTGAATGTATTTTTCCGCCTCCTCCATAGTAAGAAAGAAGGCTGCCGATGCGTCATTTAAAGCATCTAAACCCTGAGTATACTGCCACTCTAAGTCTTCAATATAACTCATTACTGCCCCAATAAGATTATCTTCTTGCAGTTCGTCGAGATTTAGCATGGCTCCCCTCCACTGAGAGCAAACATAAGCTCCCACGCTACGTCTGTAGCTTCTAGCCTGACCATTTCAGAGCTAACGTCAGTCTCGCCGTTACGGACTCTGTAGCCAACGATACGCAGCTTACCGGCATCGTCGGTGAACATATTTAAGTCGAGCGTGACCCCATTCAAAGACATCTCAAACCATTCGTCAATAGACTCTGGCTCTAAGGACACCTCATTGGCGCATTTAGGACATACTTTAATCATTTCTCTCTCCTTAATTCATACAATTTAAGTTAGTGTTATTGCTAAGTTGACTGATCATAACGAACCACCGCTGGCGTGCTTATCATTCCAGCGGTTGTTTACTAGTGTTCGCTTGTTATCCTGTATTATATCAATGGCGCATTGGGTGGCGTTGAATAGCTCGCGCTTAGTCTTTGCCTTATAGACTGTAATACTTTCTAAATGCGCGCCTATAATAAGCCATTGCCTTAACTCATAATAAGCACCTAATTGTATTAGGTATTTACCGCGTTCCGGTATATCGCTATGTATAGACTCCTGTAGCCTATATTCACTCAATACATTTAGCTCTCGCGCTTGTGCGTGCAAATTGATGATTTTAATTCTATCACTCATAATTGTACTCTCCATACTGTTTTTAATTCATCTTTGGTAGCTAATTGGTGGGTGGTAGCCCCGTTCACCTTGCCCCGATATACCCGTAACTGATTAGGAGCAAAGTTAGGGTTAGTAGTGTGAAAGTACACTTGAAAGTTCACCACTAGATCCAGTGGGTACTTGCCTTGCTTATACGCTTCGCAGTAGGTATCCAGTATCTTCTGGCTATGCTTTATGCCTCTACTGATAAAGTTAGCAGCGCGTGAGCCGTAGTGGCTCCCGTCTGCGTAGTAAACGTCAAAGACGCAATAGTTATTCATTTTTAATCCTCTACAGTGGTGTAGTACTTGAGTTTATCCGAAGCTATCAACTCCGTTAGGTGAGCATACAGTTGCTCTTTTAATTGCGCGTCACTCTCAACATCAAAGGGGTCAAATTCAAATTTAATTACTACTTTTTGTAAGTCCATTACTCACCTCGCCAAATCAAAAAAGTCGCCGTCGATAATATCTTGCTGCACCTCTTCTAGTAGCCACTCTAAGTGCGCGTCTAAGCTAAACTCAGGATCAACTACTACGGCGCTCTTGGGTATGTAAACTGACTTTTCTTCGGCGGTACTAACCGAACCCCGTTCGGCAATGATGCTATTACCTAGAAAATAGACGTTACATTCTAGCCAGTCTTTATCTCCGGCCTCAGTAGCTATTTCTACCTCAAAAATAGGTAAGCAGTCTGACTCGTTTAGTTCCGCTTGCAGCTTTTTTGTGTGAATGTGCATTTTAGTACTCTCTCTCGATTAATAGGATCTCTCAACGAATACAGAGTATCTCTTGCCACTATTTGTATGTCTAATTTACTTCGTGAATGTAAGGTATTCATTAAAATGATAAAGGTGAGCTAACTACATACGGTTTAATCGTGAAGTACACAATATAAGGTAAAAACATAGCTAAATCAGGTAGTTACGTTACAAAAATAAGACACTTAACTACAACACACCCCGTTTTTCGCACTAATACTTGCTTTATGGGTGAACTACGTTTAGTCTAGCCGCCTTACTTAAATCGGACGGAGCACCAACAATGCCAACAGACTACGAACTTATGCAAGCAAAGAAGAGCGGGCGTGATGAAAGCCTAAAAGTACTGAACATGAACACAACTGAGCTAACCGCTCTGGTGAGCTACTGTTACACCTTAACTCATGGCGATAAGGCTATTTTTAAGGATAGCGTGACCCCATTAGACGTACTGGGTGAGCTAAAAGATATAACGCGGGTGAACGCGTGAACTAGCTATAGACAACGGGTGAGCCTTGCTATATAGTATCCCCTAAATTAAAGCACCTTGAGTGCTCTCTCCCCCCCTCATGCCGGCCTAATCCTCCGGCTTTTTTTTGCCTGACTGTTTTATCGTATATAAAAAAAATACTTGCAATTACTTTGCATGGTGCTAGTATTTAATCTCATCTTAATAAACGGGAGTTATTAAATATGAATTACTCATTGCATCAACCTAGCACCGGCAACAAGGTTTCCCCCATATACCGAACGTATTCTCATAAAGACACTTGCCCCAATACTTGCCCATTAAAGGCCGGCGGCGGCTGTTACGCTGAAAATTTTCACACTAACCTACATTGGGATAAGGTAACCAAAGGCGAGCGCGGCGTTAACTGGGATTCATTCCTTGAAGCTGTCGACGATATACCGCGCCGGTCAACTGTACGTCATAACATAGGCGGCGACCTGCCACACAATAGTGGCGCGATAGATTCCGATAATATGGCCGCGTTAACTAAGGCGATAACTAGTCGCAATAAAACCGGCTTCACTTATACGCACCACCAACTAACCGAGCACAATACCGCCGAGTTATTAAAGGCGAATAAAGCCGGCTTCACTGTTAACGTGAGCGCCAACAATACCGCCGAAGCTGTCCGGATACATAAGCATACTGGTTTACCGGTTGCAACCTTGCTTCCAATGGATGCGCCTAACGTCCAAACTATAGACGGCGTTAAAATTGTGGCTTGTCCGGCGGAAAAGTCAAAGCGCGTGACTTGTGCCACTTGTGCGGATTCTTTTTGTGCGGCGCGTGAACGTGATTTTATAGTAGGTTTCCGCGCTCATGGCTCAAAAAAGAAAAACGCCGACCTTATAGCTAGCGCGTGAGCGTGAGCAATTTAATACCGTATAGGTGAGCGTGAGCATACAAAACAGATAATAAGGCCGTATTAATAGTGCGGCTTTTTTTTGCCTTTAATATCATACATATACGCGCCCGCGCCCGCTCTTTATAGGGTTTTTTTTGGTTTATTCGTATGGATTAACTTGCAATATCCTTAGCAGCTACTATACTAACTAGGCTTAATTAATAAGCGCCGGTTTACCGCGCCGGATTTTCGCGGCTTTAAATGGGATTAACTATAATGAAATACACTAACCAAACTAATAACGTATTAAACCTTTTTGCTAACGATTCAGAAAACGCGCCGGCAATTAATCTGCCATGCTTAGATGATACCGGCTTTAATGCTGAGTTCGATTCCGTCCGACGGGATAGCACCGGCGAATTGATAAGCCGCGACGATCTACAAACAATTTGGCGCGGTGATAATGGCGCATACCTTGGTCATGCAAAGGGGCGCTATCACATAGTCCAAAATGCTAGCCTATTCCAAGCGCTTAATGAAGCCGCTAAAAATACGCTAAATGTCCGCGAGATAGAAAGCGCTATTCTAACCGAAAAGACTAGCGACGACGGCGCTTTCTCTAGCGTTCAATACCGCATTCCCGCAATGCGCGAAACCATTGGGTATGCCAACGGTAATCACACTGAAATAGATTTTACTATCGGTTTTATTAATTCCTTTGACGGTAGCACGTCCGTTAAAATGCGCTTCGGCTGCTATGACCTTGTATGCCTTAACGGTTTAGTGCTCGGCGAATTTGAACAAGCTACAGGCCGCCATACAGCCGGCATCAATATCGCTAGGCTGGGCGCTTTTATTGCAGATGGTATAACCGGTTATAAGAATAATATCCGCGCCATTAAAAATATGGCCGCGTCTCCTTTAACTAAACAACAGGCGCATCAATGGCTATTGGATAACGTAGGCTGCAAAGCCGGCGAAGGTAACGAAAAAACGCTGAACCGCCTAGGCGAATCGCTCTATAATCAGTTTAAGTATGAAGCGACAAGCGCGGAATTTAATCGCGGTTTTAATGTATTTGCTTTACATAGTGCACTAACGTACTACGCTAGCCATAACGATGCCGATAGCGGCTTCACTGTACGCGCTAGCGGTTCAAGTGATAACGAAGCGAAAAGCCTAGACAAGCGCGGCGAAAAGGTGCGCCGTCTAATCAGTCGCGATTCGTTCACCGATTTAGTCATAGCGGCTTAACTGTTAAGGAGGTGGAGTATGAGTAAGTGGTATAAGGTAACAACAGTGTGTGAAGTGTACACAGACTATGTTGTGTGGGCGGATAGTGACTACGATGCGCGCATAAAAATGTACGACCAAGAGCATACGTATGAGGGCGATGAGTATGGCTACAAGAATGAAGAAGTAACTGATGTAGTGGAGGTGGGTAAATGAGCAACAATTATCTAATCTTAGCGGCTTAACTGTTAACCGGCGGCGCTAACATAGGCCGCCTTTTTTCTCTCTCTTATTAATACGGATTAATTAAATATGAATACTCAAACTTTTATAGAAACGGGATCAACCTTATCGCTCACAATAGACGGCGGCTCACTTGAAGTACGCGCCGGTGCTACTGATGCGTTTTTGTCGCTATGGTTAGATTGCGACGACGCTAGCGAATCCCGCAATAATTTAACTGGCTTTATTCGCGCCAAGGAAGCCAGCCTTAATAACGTCATGCGTACTGGCGGTTTTAGCGTTTTGGATTATAACCTAGGCGAATTTAATCTAAGTGAGTACGATTGCCGAGTAACAATACCGGCCATTTTATTGTGGTTTCATGGTCGCGATTTTAACGACGAATTAAACCGGCTGCATAATGTATACAGTGAGTTCGCGCCGGCAATTGACTTAACCGGTATAACTTTGCCCCACCCATGGCGGCCAATATCGGCGGGGTAATTATTAACCGCTATCTTTGCTAGCTGTACCATTTAGCCGCCTTAATTGTGCGGCTTTTTTTTGCCCTATTGTTAGCGGCTAGGTAAACGTGTAGGCCGTCCGGTAGTATAGGCCGGTAGGGTAGATTAAAGTTATTCTTTTTGTTAGCTGTAGGGTGCACTCACGCGCTCTCACACTCGCCCGCCGGTATTGTCTACCGCTAGAATTCCCTAAAATAAACCGCGCATTATTCCCACAATATACCCGTTCGATATACCGTTAGATGAATTTAACGCGGACGCTAGAAAGGCCGTAAACGTAGGCGGGGCGCGGCTTGCAGGGGCGGGATTGGGACAGGGGGGGTATGGGCGTTAGCGTATACAAGGCTGTACATAGATTAGAAAATACGAACTGTAAAGGTCAGGAGCACAGAAAGGACGGCAGGGAGGCTTGACGGGCTGTCAATAAGGTGGTATATAGTGCTTTTAGTGGGCAACTGCTAAACGCTACTAGTACCTGCACAGGGGGTATTGGTTAGATACTACAAAGGAATACACACTCACCTATGAACGATAAGGGCCAACAAGTAGAACTAGAGTTAACCGGGACAGACTTTGATCTGACAGTACCAGTATACGTGGAAGCAGATGCTGAATTAGACCAAGCGGGCGATATTAACATGGTCATGTATATGTTTGTAGGTGACAGTGATGAAGCCTGCTCAGAAAACCGAGTATCTCTTACCCAGATCTTTAACAGGTGGGTAGATCACTATTTAACCACAGAGGTAGGGTACAATCATCTGTATTCTCTGTCGGATTCGTTACGAGAGATTGCTAATAATATGCAAGATGCGGCCAACAGTATTAAGGAGTTGACGATCCCGGTAGAAGACTATGAGGATGATGTAGATGAATACATGGAGTGAGAAAGAATTAAGCCAGTATGACCCACAAGACCTACTAGATTTCTGTATTAAGCAGAAATTGTCTACTTCCCTAGCTCATATCAAGTATAAATGCCAGAAAGATGGTATTCCGTTTGATTTAGAGCTACTTGACCTAGAACCATACCCTGTATTCTGCCCTGTATTGGAAGTAACGCTGGATTGGACCAAGGTTGGGCAGGGATCTTCTAACTCTAGCCCGTCAATTGACCGTATAGACCCTAAAATGGGGTACGTTAGGGGTAATTGTAGGATAATTAGTGCAAAAGCCAACCGATTAAAGAACGACGGTACGGCTGAAGAGTTCATTTCAGTACTTAAATACATGAAAGATAACGAAAATGGCTACGATCTATGCCCTCCAAGGCAAGATAAACTATGCTAATTGTAAAATAATTAACTAATTTGAATTAAATAGCAGTTTAGGTATTGACTTTTAGTCATAAACATGATATTGTTTTAATATCTTTTATAGGATATGTAATAAGTAAATTTCCTGTAAGATATATAGTATAATACATAGAATAGTTATCTAGATAACTTACTATATATATACTAATAAAATAATAAGATATTTACACTAAAAGGGGATACCTATGGCTATGAATCCTACTAGCCGTTCAGTCAAGAAAGGCTTGCCTGCCAGAATGAAAAAGCCTACTAAGAGGCCTGCACCTACGGCAACTCCGTCTGCAAGACGGCGGCCAATGGCGGCTCCTAAAGCCCAGCCAGCAGCACCTCGTCCTGTAGCTAGACGACCAGCACAGCCTACTCAAAGAGCTATGCCACAATCTATGCCTACAGCAAGACCTATGGCGCGTCCAGCGATGCAGCCTAGACCTACTATGACAAGACAGCCTGTACAACGTCCTGCGGTTAGACCTACAGCGAGACGACCAGTACAGCCTACTCGAAGAATGCGATAGCTTATGGCTGACGAAAAGAAATACACTGAGAAGCAAGAAGCCTTCCTAGAAGCCCTGTGTGGCGACGCTAGAGGTTCCATAAGAGAAGCTATGAACATAGCGGGCTATTCTTCTCAGACACGCACTAAAGAGGTCGTAGAGCCTCTCAAAGATGAAATTGTAGAACGAGCTAGTACGATGCTTGCAATGAATGCCCCTAGAGCGGCTTTTTCGTTGACAGGTGTCCTAGTAGACCCTTCTCAGGTGGGAGCCAGAAATGCTGTTGCGGCTGCAACGCAGGTACTAGATCGTGTAGGTCTGGTTAAAAAAGAAAAGATAGAAGTGTCTACCTCTACTGGTGGCATCTTTATCTTACCCCCTAAAGAAGTCGTGAATGAGCAAATGGAAGAATAAACCAAAAACAAAGTCTGCGTCTAGGCCGCCTTTTGGCTACGCAGCCGACCCAAATAACAAAAATGAATGGGTCCCTCACGAAGCGCTTTTAGAATTACTCGAAGAAGCGTTTCTTTTTTTGGACAATGGAAACTCCCTTAGAGAGACTGCCAAGTGGCTATCTGAAGAGGGAGGTAGAAAAATATCTCACCAAGGGTTATCTACCAAGTGGGCGGAGTCACGCAAAGACGTAGAGACTCCACGAGATAAACAACTGGCTACTAGAAAGAAACCGACTACTAGAGCCGAGAAGAAACAAGCCAAACTAACCACATCAGTAGCTGCTAAGAAAAGATCATTAATAGCTGCGGAGAAAAAGCTAAAGAAAGCTAAGGGCATAAAGGAGACTACTCCTGAGAAGCCCGAAGGGTTGACTGGCACATCTACAGCAATACCACAGAATCAAGATATAATCTTTAAGCCTAACGAAGGCCCACAGACTGATTTCTTGGCTTCTGTAGAACGAGAAGTGTTGTACGGTGGTTCAGCGGGGGGAGGTAAGTCTTACGGCCTACTAGCCGACCCCATGCGTTACTTCGGTAACAAAGTATTTAACGGATTGATTCTTCGTCGTACAAATGATGAACTACGGGAATTAATCTGGAAGACTCAGGAGATATACCCAAGGGCGTATCCCGGAGCCAAATGGCAAGAGCGTAAGTCTCAATGGGTATTTCCCAGTGGGGCTAAGTTGTGGTTAACCTACCTAGAGCGTGAAGAAGATGTACTTCGTTATCAGGGTCAGGCTTTCTCATATATAGGGTTTGACGAATTAACTCAACACGCTACCCCCTTTGCATGGAACTATATGCGTTCTCGTTTGAGAACAACAGATCCAGACTTGCCTGTCTTCATGCGGGCTACCACCAACCCCGGAGGCCCCGGACATGGTTGGGTTAAGCAGATGTTTATCGACCCTGCACCAGCAGGTAAGGCATTCAACGCTAGAGATTTAGAAACAGGGGAAGAGTTACTTTATCCTGAAAGTCATGCTAAGGCAGGACAACCACTGTTTCAACGACGGTTTATTCCAGCAACACTAAAGGATAATCCGTACTTGTACGAAGAAGGTACTTACGAAGCTAACTTGTTATCTTTGCCAGAAGCGCAGAGAAGACAGTTACTTGAAGGTGATTGGGCTATAGCAGACGGAGCAGCATTCCCAGAGTTTAGACCTCACTTACATACTATTGAACCTTTTGAGATACCGAGCGATTGGAGAAAATTCAGATCGTGTGACTACGGTTACTCAAGCTACTCAGCAGTACATTGGTTTGCTATAGATCCTTCTTACGAGACTTTGTATGTATACAGAGAGTTATACCTTTCTAAGCATACAGGTAGAGATTTAGCTCAGGCGGTTATGGTAGAAGAGCAAGATGAATCTGTATCCTACGGGATACTGGATTCTAGTTGTTGGCATAACCGAGGGCAGATAGGCCCCTCAATAGCAGAAGAGATGATTGCTATGGGGTGTCGATGGAGACCCTCAGATCGTTCCACAGGTTCTAGAGTAGCGGGTAGAAACAGGTTACATGAGCTATTGAAGGTAGATGAAACTACCGAGACTGCTGGTATTGTGTTCTTTAACAATTGCAGACAGATCATAGCAGACCTACAAACTATACCTACTTGCCCTAAAGGCTCGGACGACATTGATGTACGTTATAAATCAGACCATACTTATGATTCTATTAGGTACGGTATTATGTCAAGGCCAAGATCTGGCTCGCCTTGGGATACAAGAAGTCCCCCACCGAACAGGTGGCAACCATCAGATAACACGTTTGGATACTAGATGCCTATAATTGAAAAGCCACAAAGCTCACAAGATTTAGAGATAGACATTGACTCTATTACGGACGAACTGTTCGCCCTAGAAAAAGAAGACAATGAAAAGTACGGCAATCTAGAAGGTTGGATTAGAGACCGTTTCAGTGCTGCTTCAGAGAAGCGTGATAGCGACGAACAGCGTTGGCTACAAGCATATAAGAACTATCGAGGTGTGTACGGTGACGACGTTAAGTTTACCGACGCTGAGAAGTCTCGTGCCTTCATTAAGATCACCAAGACCAAGGTACTAGCTGCTTACGCTCAGATTGTAGACGTTTTGTTTGCAGGTTCCAAGTTTCCTATTGCAATCAACCCTACAAAGAATCCTATCAGTGACTCTCCTAGTGCTGTCTATTTCGATCAGACAGAGCTTACTGAAGAAAACATTGCATCTAAAGTACCTAACCCTGCTACCGGCAAGCCGGAAAAGACTGAGCCTAAAGGGCAAAAGAATAACCGAGCCAGACCTTCTCGTCTTGACGACCTTGGTCCTTACTCTGAATCTTTATCCAGAGTTGGTGACGATCTAAATGTAGGCTACGGACAGACCCCCACATCCGCTACTTTTGAGCCTTTAGTTAAAGCTGCTCGAAACATGGAGACTCGTATACACGATCAACTAGAAGAAAGTGAAGCATCTAAACACCTTCGTAATACTTCTTTTGAAATGTGTTTGTTTGGTACAGGTATTCTTAAAGGTCCTTTTGCCTTTGACAAAGAGTACCCACGATGGACAGAAGAAGGGGATTACGATCCTATCTACGAAACCGTACCTCGTGTAGAGTCTGTTTCTATTTGGGATATTTACCCTGACCCTGACGCACATAATATGTCTGAGGCAGAGTACGTTATTCAACGTCATCGTATGTCTCGTTCTCAATTACGAGCACTTAAAAAGCGCCCATACTTTATAGACGATGTTATCGAAGAGTCTATTCAAATGGGGCCTTCGTACAACTCAGAGTATTGGGAAGACGTACTAGAAGACAACGAAGTTACTAACCAAACTAACCGCTACGAAGTGCTAGAGTACTGGGGCGTATTAGATTCAGACTTAGCAGAAGAAGCAGGTTTAGATATACCGGCTAAACTAGCAGATAAAGATCAAGTCCATATTAACGCATGGGTGTGTAACGGTAAGATACTACGATTAGTTCTTAATCCATTTACACCTTCTCGTATTCCGTATCACGCAGTCCCTTACGAACTAAACCCCTACTCTTTCTTTGGTATCGGTGTAGCTGAGAATATGGAAGACACCCAGTTACTTATGAATGGCTTCATGCGTATGGCTATTGATAACGCTGCTCTATCATCCAACTTACTTATTGAAGTAGATGAAACTAATTTGATTCCCGGCCAAGATATGTCTATATATCCGGGTAAGATATTCAGACGACAAGCAGGCGCTCCGGGACAGGCTATATTTGGCACTAAGTTCCCTAACGTAACTAACGAGTGTATTGCTATGTTTGATAAGACTCGTCAGCTTGCAGATGAATCTACCGGCATACCTTCGTACTCTCATGGTATGACTGGTGTTATGGGCGTAGGCCGTACTGCTTCTGGTATGTCTATGCTTATGGGTGCAGCAGCACAGAACATTAAGGCTGTTGTACGAAACATAGATGACTATCTATTAGGTCCTTTGGGTAAGAGTTTCTTTGCATTTAATATGCAGTTTAAGTTTGACCCTGACGCTAACGGGGATCTAGATGTAGAAGCTCTAGGTACAGAATCTTTGATGCGTAATGAGATTCGCTCTCAGAAGTTAATGCAGTTTATGCAGACTGCCCAGAATCCTAATATGGCTCCTTACGTTAAGTACGATTACGTTCTTCGTGAGATTGCAGCCTCTATGGATTTAGATGAAGATAAGATTCTAAACGACCCTAGGGAAGCAGAGATCCAAGCTAAGATGTTAGCGGACTATCAGAAGGTACTCATGGAGAATCAACCAGAGAAACCTGAAGCGCCAGAAGGACAGCAAGATCCTGCTGCAATACTAGCGGCTCTTATGGGTGCTCAAGGTGGTCAAGGTGCTCCTCAAGGAGGCCCACCACCCGTATCTGATCCAACAGGTATAGGCGGCCAAGTACAGCCCGGTGCTGCTCCAGAACCCGGTGCTGCTGGCTTTTCTGCTAACACTGGTGAAGGACAAGCTCCTCAGTAATGGATACTAATGTAGCACGTTCAGTCTTACCTTTCGTAAACGATGTCCATCACTATGAGGGATTCTTATCTTACGTAGAGTGTAGACTAGACATTCTCCGTAGCTTCTTAGAAAAAGAAAAAGATATAGACAGAATACGAGAGATTCAAGGTTCTATAGCAGAACTCAAGCGGCTTCGTACATTGAGAGATGAGGTACGGGGAACCTTAGAGAACGAGAGAAAACATGGCAGCTAAAAAGAAAGCTAAGTCTACCGTAAACGCAGCAGGCAACTACACTAAGCCTACGATGCGTAAGACTCTTTTTAATAAGATAAAAGCTAGTACTAAGGGCGGTAAGGCGGGACAGTGGTCCGCTAGAAAAGCCCAGATGTTAGCTAAACAGTACAAAGCTAAAGGCGGGGGCTACAAGTCGTAATGGCCTTAAAGAAATCACAAAAGTCTTTAAAGGATTGGACAGACCAAGATTGGAGTACTAAGTCTGGTAAAAAGTCTTCTGAGACTGGAGAAAGGTATTTACCTAAGTCTGCTATAGATTCCCTTAGTTCGCAAGAGTATGCAGCTACTACTAAGAAGAAACGAGACGACAGTAAGAAAGGTAAACAACACTCTAAGCAACCTAAAAAGATTGCTAA